ATACGACTACATTTGGATAATATATATATGAAAACAATACTACAATCCATTCTCTACTATTTAATTCTTGTAATTCTATTTACTATATTTATTATAATAACTACAAACTTACACAAACTAAATACGATATCAATTGGATAATATATATGTAACAAATAAGAAATCAATTAATTTATATAACATGTCAAAGTCAAATACTTTAACTACAAAGCGTTTCGTTATACGCAAGTCTTTAATCGGACAAAATACGATAATTACATTCGTGAACAAGAAGAATGAGAAAGTCTCTTATAATCACGATGAAGTATATAATACTTTCAAAGTACGATTCGATTCAATGAATTGCTTCGCGAAGTATAAGTCATATACAAACTCGAATTGCATTCCAGCGTTTGCAAGAAGTCTAACACTTTAATAGCAGTAACATGTACGGAAATACATACCCAGCTTTCTATTACTTTGTAATACAAGCAAATCACATAACTCCCGCGGAATACGACGTGGTTGAGTACGAGAATACCGACGGCGAGTTCTCATTAGCAGAAGCAAGAGAAGAGTTAGAGCAATCTTTCGTGGCTAGACCTTTCCCAGCTCGGGAAGTGCTTTGTGTCGCTTGTGACATTGACGATGCTTATGATATAATTAATAATGCAATCGACTTAGATGAGATGCTACTCGGTAATCAGAATTAATACAGACTAGATACGGCAATGGTTGGATAATATATATATGAATAAATTAATCTTCCTACCTAATAATTTTATAAGCCTCAATGGCTTGATTTATAAGCCTTACCTAATTGGTGACCTACCTGTTAATTTCGGCTGCCTAATTTATAACGACCGAGATGGCATTGGCCACTGGTTCGGTTATAAGGGCTTCTGTTATATCATAGCTCCATAATATTTAGAGCATGACAATAGCCTGTTATAAGATAACTATTAATAGGCAAGTGTCACGTTTTATGGTATGACATTATGTCATGACAATTTGTCACGCACTTTGACGAGTCGCGGTATATCTCTTGCAATATATTCTCATGTAAACAATGTCACTACTTTTACAAACTGAATACGAATGTCTTTGGATAATAATAATGTAACAAAAAACAAATGAAAATGGATAAGAATTATTTCACAATTAAACTAACTTCTGAAAATCAAGTAAAAGAGTTCTTTAACAAATTATATAAAGATGGTTACTTATACCACCCAGAAGATGATTCTCATGACATTTGTAATACTGAAGGTAAACTATTCACTGACGAACAATGTGAAAGTTTAAACAGTAGAATGGATGAAGTGTATGAAATAATGGATGACCCATGTGAGTACATACTAAAATCAATATACAAAAACTTTGAAAATGAATAAAAATAGTAATAAAGTTCAACGCTTACTTGAACTCAAATTAGAACGTAAGCAATTAATAGAATGGATGGATATGTGTGATGCTAACTTTAGTGTTCCCGCTAACGAGAAGTTGTTTGAAATAGAAACAGAACTCTCTAATCTCAACTCGCTATGAAGTGGGTATGTAAGAAAACAGGTGTCGATAAGACTAGTGAAGTCATCAAAAGACTTGAGCAAATACTTATCAAAGATGGTTACACTATTGTAAAAAGTAAATCAAAAAGTTAATTACAAACTGAATACGAATACCAACGGATAATAATAATATAACGAAACAATGTTGTTTCAAACTAAATTCAATAAGATGAGTCAGAATACTCTACAATCAAAGCGCTTTGTGTTGCGCCAATCGCTAGTCGGTCAAAACACTAATGTTGAGGTTACCTTTAAGAACGGTAACACAGTAACATATTCTCATGACAAAGCATTCGCTATCATGAAAGATAAGTTAGAATCTCTTGCGTGCTTTCAGAAGTACAAGAGTTATACTGCTTCAAACAACATACCAGTGGTACTTCGCGGTACTGACTGTATAGTTGAGTAGTAGAAATGAAGTCCAGTTAGTTAGGTGTTTCCTGGTGAAATCAAATATGAACACTTAAACATTAAAACCAGTAAGTCGAGGTGCGTTTATTAAAGTAACGATAACACGGCGCAGTAAGAGTTAAAATACATGTAGTAATCTGGAACGGAACTCGACGGAGTGGAAGAACCGATAGATACCAGTGGATTGCAGGTGGGTTGATAGAACAATCTTCTATTAACTTGGGGTTCGACTCCTCTGCATGTACTAAATAATAAGAAACAATGAATATATTAGCAATGTTGGCAGTCGCCAACGACCTATTCCCAGATAAGTCACCATTTGACTTAACTCAAGTGGAGTTAGAACAAGTAAGAGAAATCTATGAAGATTACAATTAAACTATAAGAAGTAATGATAGAAAAAATTAACCTTAAATGGGGTGACTCAACCGACTTGCTCCTACAACTTAATGAACTCAAAGCATTAGTTGAGATATTAGTGGATTATAACTACGATGACGAAGAAAACCACTTTTATGAAACAATAGATGATGATGGGAAAGGTGGTGAAGACCACATATTCCACACTATAACCAAACTACGTAATTTAATACAAGAATGAAAAATACACTCAAGTTTACCCACAAAGTGATCGAGCTCTCTGCTCTCACGTTGATAGCTATTAACCTTTGCGCATTTGCGTTCGGAATGGCGACTATAGTAATCACAGTAGTACAAGACTACGTGCTATGAGAGACTTAGTGCTAAAATTTGGCCAAGAAATTGTAGAATACACTATAAAAGTAGACATGTTAAGTGATGATGAAATCGCAGACACTGACTACTTAGAAGATAGAATTCTAACACACCTAAAAACTCTAAAAACATTAGAATCATGAGAATTAAAATTAAACTATATAAAGCAAGAACGCTTACGACGGGTTTCCGTTGTCCAATAACTGATCAAGAGTATTCTATACTCTGGCCAAAAAGATGGATTTATCGTGATAACGAGCTAACAGTGTTAAATACTGGTGAGTTCTCACGTGAGTGGTGCTACGACGCTCGTAAGGCTATTCAAGCAGAAAATAGCAGACTATTCGATGAAACGGGTAGATGTAACTGGAAGAGTGGCGACTATGTGTCGATGCCAAGTAAATATTACGAGAATGGACTACAAAGATGAGATGAAAGTGTTAGATACTCTAGCACATAAATACTTTAGTGAATTTGGTTTTATGACCTGTACTGAAGAAGAGATGAGTTTTTTACTAGATAAACTAAAAAAGAAGTAAGATGAAGAATTTAATTGAACAATTAAAAGAAGAAATCAATGAAGCGTATGACTTCTTTGATGGAGAAGCGCATTTCGATGATGCTTTCGAACAAGCTGGTTTTGATGAAGATAATCTAAGAATATTTGATTGTGGATACATCAAAGGGATGGAGTGTGCTTTAAGTAAATTACTAGAAATATACCAAGAAGATGAATGATACACTAATGACACTAGCGACGATGAACATGCTCGGAATGAAGGATGTTTCCTCGCGCACACAGAAAAAAAGAGGAACTCAAGTATTTGAGCTACCGATCAAAAATAGATGGAGAGGTGAAAACTTCATACGAGTAGCGAGCTACAAGTCGGGTTATGTAAGACGGGTGGATAAAAACAGCTATTGCTGGCAATTAAACAAGACTAGAGAAGGTACCACGATATATAGAAATGGTATCTATCATGGTATAGAGCGTATTTTAATACCCTCTGGTGAGGATAGATTAAGATATCTGTTGAACTTTTGTATAAAGAATTACTACATAGGTCACGCTAATCTTATTCACAACGGTGAGTATATACCAAAATGGCAAGCCGCACAAACAGATGGTAAACCATGTATATGTCGAGTTACTAGTGACGCTCTGAAAGATAAGAACGTACATTTAATAATTACTACGAAAGATCGAGTTATGAACGAGTTGAAAGACAAAATGGACGAGTTTGTAGAATATGTAAACATGCGAAATAATACAAACTAAATACGAACCGCCATGGATAATAATAATATGAAAACATTTAAACAATTAAAAGACAACAAGATAGAGCTTGGTGGCGTAATCTATCGTCCATACTTTATCGGAGATTTACCTAACAACTTCGGTTGCTTAGAATATGACGGCAATGATGGTATCCACGAGTGGTTCGGCTACAAAGGGTTCTGTTATATAAAAGATAAGAGATGAGTAGAGAAGACGTAAATAAGTATATGAAGACAGATGGACCATACTGTCCATGGGAACATGCTTATCAATTAGCGAAACCACATTACACAAGAGAAGAGATCGATGAGATGCTATTTTGTGAAATAGACGAGCTATTAAATCAAGAAGATGATGACTAGATACGAAGAAATAGAGTTTAATAAGCTAACAGCTTTACTTAAAGAAAGCGGAATTGAATACGAAGACACCACTTGGGGTAATGATGTAACCGCATCAATATCAGTGCTTCTACCACGCGTCGCTGAGTTTTTAGACGGTAGACCACATTGGCTTGAGGAAGAGTTTCAAATATACATACCTAACTCCCACGAGCATGACGCAGAAAATGAGAAGTATAATACCTTTGCTGTGACTTTGATCGAACAGGGACACACTACAGACTTCCGAAGAGCGGAAGAGGTGATGGAGTATTTAAAAGGTTTTACAAACTGAATACGAATCACCATAGATAATATATATATGAAACAAACAAATACAATGTAATGGATAAAAAAGAATTAAAGATCAAGCTGGAAGCACTTGAAGTCAACGTCGAAGTAAGACGTGATGAACTAGGTTTTGCTATGTCAGCCGCGCAAATAGCGAGAGAAGAGTTAGCTAACTTAGGTAAACCAGTGATAACTGAAGATGTCGCAAACCAAATAGTAAGTAAAGTATGTGAAGCTTTTCAAGAAGTATTATGTAATATTGACTCTGACAGCATAGAGATCGATTTTAGCATGGACTATGATAACCGAATTGTAGTAGATGGTATTAGTGGTTTTGATGAGGTAGATGCAGATGAAGACTCTATAATGGAAATATTGATAGACACTTTCAATATAGACCACAGTAATAGCGAGGATGGTAACGATACAGATTAAGTGTTATACTTGAACTAGTAGACGTTTTCGCGAGCTAGTTAGTATAACCAAACCCGGCGGGGTATAACGCAGACCCGGCGGGGTCACTAAGCGCAAAAAAGCTCGACGGAGCAAGGCTGTATATGCATGTGAACCCTGAAAATGGGGATAGCGGGTAGACAGTAACGGGTCGAGGTAGTCTATGCTACCGTAATGCCACCGAATAATAGGACGCAGGTAGCTCCTGTATTGAAGGCTAAGATCACGCAGAGAGTTGGGACCGCAGGCGTGCGGAGCCGGCAGTGACATGCCACAACTCTTTGCTTTAAAGGGGGTGAAAATGGTAACGCACACTGGACAGAAGACAGTATCTTCGCTGGAAGTTGGCCCGTAAATCTACAAGATAGTAGGCCACCAACTCAAGCAAGACAGTATCTCAAAGCATTGCGTACGAGGGTTCGATTCCCTCCACCTCCACAAATTAAAATACTATGAAAGATACAAATCAAGTACAAAAAGCCCTTGAATCCAAGGCAAAGAAAGAGCTGCAAAGAATTGTAGACGAGTTTGTTATATCACTAAATAAGCTAAACTCAACGTACCGCCAACCACCCTCGTACACTATGTGTGAGAGTCGTAACACTGATGCTAAGGTTTTTAGCTATATTAGACTTGGTTGCTTAGAGACTATACTTCACGACATGCTCGTTGAGGCATACTTAAGCCCTATGGTACACAAAAAGACACAAGAGCTATTAACAAAATTAGAATTACTATAAGATGGCGCTAAATTATGATGTGACGCAAGTCAAAGATGCCTGGTTCAAGGTGGATCAGAAGATTCTAGATGAAGAAACTAGAGATAAAAGAAACTCAATATTTGGTCCAACCAGATATAAAGAGGATGGTGTAACCTATGAAATGGAGCAACCACTACAGACAGTGATATTCTTAACTATGTCAGTAGGAATGAATAGTATCACTGAAAAAAACAAACAGAAATTCTTTAATAGAATTAAGTTTATGGAGAGTAGAACAGGTGCTGTGATGAGGTTAAATGATGAACCACATCCTTTTACTATGGATATGGTGGAATCTTGTATTGGTTTAACAACCAATGCTAGCACTATGACTAAAGCTCAATTTCTTAAAAACCAAACTCAATATTTAGAACTATAAAGAACGAGGGTAAATAATGGACATATAATACACTTATGTCCAATAAACAACAAAAAATGAACATGAACTCACTTATAATGTGAATTGGAATGTAATTAATAACTAAACAAATAGATGAAAAACTTATTAGATAGATTAGAAGATGAGGTGTTGGCGGGATTAAAAGATAATACGAAGAAATACCCATCGAGCGTAGAAAGCGCACTAAAAGCACTTGAGGAAAACTACTGCTGGCTTAGCCTAACAGTGGGTCAGGTGCATGGGATTCTTATGTTTAGTAATATACCGTACGAGAAAAGAACAGATATGACATTTAAATTTGGAGAAAATATAATTAAAGATGAAAAATAAAGTAAAACAAAACCTACCTGACTGGTTTGATGGAGAAGTTTATGAGATCGGAGACGAGGTTCGTAACCCATTTTCAGGTGACAAATACCTGTTAACTGCAGAGGAATTAAGTATGTATGATCTAATTCAGGGCGCTCAAATGGCTTTAGCTATGGGTATGCCAGTTGATCATGCGGATTGTGTTACAATTATGCAAAAGGGACTAAGCTGGTTTAGACAGAATAACCCAAAAGCATATATGATACTACTCGATTAATGATATATCTATATACAGGATTACTGGCTTATATAGTCGTGGAACAAATAATGGAATCAAATAGAAAATTTAAAGAGTAATGACAAGAAAACAAATAGAAAAATACATTAGAAATGAGCTTGGTAGCGAACCAAGACACGACTGCCGAGCTTTAGCTGAAGCGATAAATGAGATAGCTGAAGAAGTTAATTTCGACTCCTATAGACTAATGCAATTATTGCTAGAAAATAGACCGATAGACGCTCTATACACGCATAGCTATGGCTTTCACACCGCTCAAGGCAGATCTTTAATAGAAGGAATGCAAAATAAATACTACAAATATGGCAACAAGAGCACTAATTAGAATAGTACCAAGAGAAGAGGGTGTCAGTTTTTCTGAACACCCTGAACTCGTACAAACGGAAATATACCATCACTATGATGGTTACCCCCAATACTTGGGGCGTAAATTAGCAGAAATGCTAGGTGAGGTAAAAGTAGTGAATGGGCTAGCTTCAAGAGAATATCTTGGAAGTAAAAACCTTACCACTATGGCAGCTAGACCTATACTCCAAGCTAACGGGATATCCTGCTTAGCCGCTAGTATAGTGTCTGAACTAAAGACAGAGTGTGGACAAGTATACCTAGAGATGCCTAACAAAGTGTTAGATGAAGCGTGGATTGATTTCACGTACTACATCTGGGTTAAAGTTGGTGAACCTATATGGATCAGCATCTTTGATCACAGCGCGGAAGGGTGCACATTTGTAGGGTGCACCTTTGTAGGCACGTGTGATAAACTTTTAGAAAGATATAACGATGAGACATAAACCAATGCTAGCATACCCTGTTAGCAATAAACCAATAGATTACGATAAGAAGGTTTTTATACAACCTAAACTTGATGGTGTTCGCTGTTTAATACAGTATGAGCCAGAAAAATACGGTGATGATAGCTATAGAGGTAAAGCGATGGCTTATTCACGCACAGGAAAAGAATGGAAGAATATAGATCATATACTTAAAGAGTTAGGACCTTTCTTTGAGACATACCCTGATGCGGTATTAGACGGAGAGCTTTACAACCACGATTTGCGAGATAACTTTGAGAAGATTATCTCTTGTGTGCGTAAAACTAAACCTACAGAAGAGCATAGAGCTGAATCTAAGAGATTGGTTCAGTTTCACTGTTATGACGTGCCTAGTAATCCCCACAGATTTGATGTTAGAAATGAATGGATTAAACTAAATGTACCTATTGCCGTAAGCTTTAAGATCGTAGAAACCCACGAGATTTATGCGGAGAAATACATGCTAGATTTGCATAAGATTTTTCTAAAGAAGGGGTATGAAGGCTCTATAGTGCGTATAAACGGGGTGTATGAGAATAAAAGATCTCATAACTTAAGAAAAATTAAAGATTTCCAAGACTCAGAGGCTACTATAATAGACTGGGTGGAAGGAAAAGGTAAACGTAAAGGTACTATCGGTAAATTTGTTGGAGAAGATTCTGACGGAGTCGTATTCGGTATACCTGTAATGGATAAGTTTAAATACTTACAGGATAACTTTGATGAAATGAAAACATGGGTCGGTAGAGAGGCTACGTTCACATATTTTGAAAGAACGAAGGCTAATAGTTACCGCTTCCCACTATTTAAAGCGATAAGAGATTATGAGTGAATTAAAAGAAGAAGATTACAAAATTAAAGGGAGTAAAGACCTATGGGAATGTGTACACACACTAGAAGTGGTCGCTCATTGGATGAGGGACTCTTCGTTTGATTACGATTCTAGGGATTTGAAACATTTACTTAGTGAGGCTCTTAAAACCTATAACAACTATTTATATGAGAAGACTAATATATGACCTATACTACGCTGATGAGATCAGTGTAGATATAGCTATAAAGCTACTAGACAGGCTAGAGAAATCAAGAGATAAAAGACGAAGATACTAAATTGGACAAAATAAGGTTCATAGGGGAGAGTAGTCACGTAAGTGATATACAAGCGGCAACTATAGAAGAATGCCTGCTATACTGTAAGAGCAAGTCTGTTCTTGGGGTAGATACAGAGACAGAGGGTCTTGATTTCACTCGTAATAAGATGATTATGCTCCAGATAGGAGATAAAGAAAGACAGTTTGTTATAGACACCCGAGTTATAGATATAACACCACTTAAAGAGGTGTTTGAGAGTAAAGACATTATAAAAATCTTTCACAACGCTAAGTTTGATTATAAGTTCCTGAAAAGATGGGGCGGAATATCAACTGAGAACATGTATGACACCTTTCTTGTAGAGAAGGTGTTAAATTGTGGTAAGAAAGATTTTAGGTACTCCTTAGCAGAATGTGTTAAGAGATACTTCAACGTAGAGCTAGATAAAACTATTAGAAGTGGTTTTATAGGGCTCTCTACTAAACCCTATACGTTAGATCAAGTTGTATATGGTGCTGAGGATGTAGTATATCTGTGTGATATACGAGAAAAGCAGCTACCGACACTACACTTGTACTCAGTACATCAAACCGCGAAGTTGGAGAACGCCGTAGTAAAAGTGTTTGCTGAGATCGAATACGAAGGGTTAAAGATTGATAGGGAAAGATGGATTGATATGGCAGAGGAAAATGTTAAACTAGCCTACGAGCAAGAGTTAAAGCTTGATCGCATGGTACTAGAGCATCCTCTTCTAACTCAGTACAACACCCCTATGCAAAGCGATATGTTTGAGCCTATCGAAATGGCTCGGCGTACCGCTATTAACTGGAACTCTCCAGTACAGACGCTAGCTCTTTTTCGGAACCTAGTGCCTAGCTTAGAAAATGTAAACGGACAGAATCTTGGTAAATACGCCAAGTTTCATGAATTAATAGATGAATATATACAATACAAAAAGCGAACTAAACTCGCGAACGCTTATGGAATTAAATTCTTTGATTATGTAAGCGAAGATGGGAAGGTTCACACGAACTTCTCCCAGATTTTAGACACGGGTAGAGTGTCGTCTAGCAAGCCTAATATGCAGCAGATACCAAGTAATAATATCTTTAGAAATTGCTTTATAGCAAAAGATGGCTGGGTGTTTGTATCTTCGGATTACTCCTCACAAGAGTTAAACGTGATAGCGTACGGCAGTCAAGACCCTGTCTGGCTAGACGCCCTTGAAAGAGGGTTAGACCTCCACGGAGTATGCGCGGATCTAGTCTTTGAAGACAAGTGGAGAAATGCAGATGCCGTTGGTAAAAAGAAGTTACGTACTCAGATAAAAACCATTAACTTTGGTTTAGCTTATGGTATGGGACCCTTTAAACTCGCTGAGACCTTATCTATATCTCAAGATGCAGCTCTAGAGCTTATAGAGAAATACTTTACAGAATTCCCTAATATCAGGGCATTCCTAGAAAAGTTAGGGCAATATGGTAAAGATAAAGGATTTATTTGTACCTTTAGACCCTTCTTAAGACGAAGATGGTTTAGTGACTGGTACCCAGGCATGCAGTATAGTAAAGGAAAAATGAGAGAGCTAGGTGCTATAGAGCGCGCTTCTAAAAACACCCCTATTCAGGGGTCAAGCGCCGATATGACTAAACTAGCTCTTATCTATGTCTATAATGAAATACAAGAATCTTGGTCTGACTCAGTAAAAATAGTTATGACTGTGCATGATCAAATAGATACTATATGCCGTGAAGACGTAACTGAAGCTTGGAAAATACGCATGACAGAGCTTATGGAAAAAGCTGCGAAGGTTATAATACCCAATAGCCTGTTAAAGGCAGATACTAACATATCCCAAACATGGGAAAAATAATGAAAAATAAAAGAATAGTCTCAATATCCGCAGGTTTGTACGATAAATTGAGCAAAAGAATTGAAACTCAAGATAAGATAATTCTTACGCTAGAGATGCAACTATCTAATGAGAGATTAAAGAATAAAAATCTAGAAAGACTAGTAACTACAAGAAACAAAAAACAATAAAAGATTAATGGAAGATTTTGATACAGAGGATTTATTCGGTGGTAGAGAAGAGGTGCTTAAAAATTTAGGTAACCACATAGCAAAAGCTTTAATACGGTTAGCTAAAAATGAACCTTTAGAAGAATATGAAATAGGTGACTCTGAGGATTATCTAGTGGGTGAACTCGCTAGGTGCTTAACTCTACAGAACCTATACTTAGACCGGGAAGAGTACGAGAAGTGTGCGATTATGAAATTGCGCATTATAGTGTTAAACAAAAAGCTGGGATTAGACTTGACTGGCTCAATGGAGGATTTTGATGAAGAAGATTAAAGAACCAATAGAAGATAATGATATTATCTTTGAGACCTTGTAGAACGTGACAAAAGCCTCTAATAAGATAATGTAACAGGCTAATGTCACATATTTAAACCCAATGCCACAGTACGAAAGAAACTTAGAAGTATTTAATAGACGGCGCATAGTTTATACTAGGCTACCTATTACAGACGTGCCTACTATAGACACTTCTAAGTACATGTATTATGAAGACGGCACCTATGAGTGCTATGAGCTATTCCGTAGCAAAGCTAAGATCACGACTTATAGAAGTCTAAAGTGGCACTTGCTTGTGCTATGGTATTTAAACCCATCTTTAGATCAAGATGAGTTTATGGATGTAGCTCAAATTATTGCGGACAAAAGCAACGGGTTTACTAGTTTTAGTATATACCCGGAAATACTACGGAAAATAGTATATGAGGTTAGCATGTTAGATTTAGAAGAACCCCCTAAGAATAAGTTACGTAAGGTTATATTTAAACTACATAATGGTTTAGAGAAAGTAGAGAAACTTAGCATCGTAGGAGCTCTGATAGGTAGATCAAATAAGATCCATCCTGACGACATCTATGCGTGTATGATAGACTTACATGACATGGGTCAAAAGATTACGTTAAAACGCGTCTCTGAGATCCTTAGGGTATCCTTAAGAACAATACATAGGCATATGCCGGAAGAATTAAAAAGAGAAAAAGAATTATTAAATAAAGAATTATGATAGAAATTAAAAACAGAAACAATGGGATTATTTAGCTGGAAAACACAAGACACAGATGAAAGCATACCTGCTAGCGGATCAACCCGTGAATCATTCACAGTTTATATGAGTGACGGAAAAACTACTTGGAAAGAAGATAACTACGAAGGTTATGGAGAGTTCGGTGGAAAAGATTACTATGAACTCCTCGATGAAATGAATGGAGGGAGTGGAGATCGTGGTGCAGGTATAGATTTAGCTTTTAATGAAAAAAGAGACGATGTAAAATTCCCCAGTTTAACCAGAAATGGCCACTTCTACAATGAAGAGCCGCAGCAATGTGAGTACCAAGGATGGTTTTACGGAGATGAAGACGAAAATGAAGATTATTAAATAAAGAATTATAATGATAAGTACAACACTAGGTTTACTAGTAGGAGGTATGATATGCTTTATAGGTGTTATGTTTGAAGAGTGGTCTAGTAAATTACCGGGCACAGCTTCCATAACAATAGTATACTCAGGTATACTTATAAGATTTATGACGGGGGTGTTTGCCTCTATCGCTATCATAGGCCTACTAGAGAACATTAACCTGAACCTATATCTAGCAACGCTAGGTGTAATGGTTTGTATGGTTCACCCAATAACAATATACGTAAAACAAAAAAGAAAATGAGTAGAAGAAAAAATGGAGTTAAAAAAGATCGGGTGGCAAAGCTCGATGCGATCAACGCTATAGATAAAAAGGTAAAGCGTAAGATAGCAAAGATATCCGTCGAGGAGTTAGACAAGCTTATATCTAGACGTAGAATTCTTACAGCCCAATTAAAAACTAGTAAATGAAGAATTACTTAATAGACATCGATGGTACCGTGTGTGAGGATATTCCAAATGAAGAGTCTGAAAACTTTGCTACAGCTAAAGTATTTCCGGATGCTCTTACCACGTTAACTAAATGGTACAACGAGGGTCATACAGTAACATTTTTCACCGCACGAGAAGAGAAACACAGAAAAACAACAGAAACATGGCTAAACAAAAATGGTTTTAAATACCACGGGTTAATAATGGATAAACCAAGAGGTGGAAACTATCACTGGATAGATAACCTTAAAGTGCAAGCTACACAGTATTTAGGCAAATTTACTGAGCTTACAAAAGAAAATAAACTAATAGAAGTATTTGAAAACTAAAATGAAAAGCTATAATATTAAAAACTACATACGATACAAGAATGATGTATCAAAGGCTATTTTACGCCTAGACGATAAACCCTGGGAAGATTACACTCGAGACGAACTCATAGTGAAATTCTTACCCCTAGTAGAAAACCTATCTCGTAAATTCTCTACAGCCCAACAGGCTAGTGGAGTTATGGATATTACAGATCTCATCCAAGACGGGAGTCGAGGGTTGATAGCGGCGGTAGACAAAATCGTTTGGGAGACAGTGCTTGAGGCTGAAGATCCAGAAAAGCGTCTGAAGTCCTTCTTATCTAAACGGGTTAAAGGTGCTATACGAAGAGCTATAGACATAAACCGCGGTACGATGCGTATTCCTGAACATAGGATAAACGAGATGCGAAAGAACAACTCAGGTGATAGAAAAGCTATTGAAGAGTTTTTCAACTCTGTATTCGTTAGCTTAGATGAGTTAGTTAGTAACTCAGACACCACGTATGACATACCCGACAATATCAAGAACTATAACCCAGATCTACTGACTTCATATATATTAAGTTTACTTCGCACCCACCTATCTAATGATGAGGCTGAGGTCGTGATATTAAGCTACGGGCTTAACTGCGATCGTATATCTGCTAAAGCTATTGCTAGGAAACTTGGCATAAGAGGGAACAGCGCTTACGTGCGTGTTTCTCAGATGAAAAGGCAGGCGATAGATAAACTTATAAACAACGTAGAATACTCGCAAGTGGTTGACTTCCTGTAGGTTAGTGAAGCGAACCAATGTAAAAATGTAAAAATCTGTGTAATTATATATATACACAAACCCAATACCAATGAATGAATTAAATAACAAATTAGCTCAAGTCCAAACGAAGTTGAAGGCCAAGAAATCTTGCTACAACTCCTTTGGCAAATACTATTTTCGCAAAAGCGAAGATATACTAGAAGCGATAAAACCGTTTCTCCTCGAGCTCGATGTATCTGTCATATTAAAAGAACAGATCGTAGCCACAGAACCTGTGCCTATGCTCGAGACCACAGCAATTTTCTCGGATGGCAATAATCAAATTGCCGCTACAGCTATTGTAGGCGTAGACCTTAATCAAAAAGGGATGCAGACCTCTCAGCAGTTTGGTGCCGCAAGTACTTACGGAAAGAAGTACGCGTTAGGTAATCTATTATTAATAGACGATACCGAAGACGCAGACGCATCTAATAAGCACGGGAAGAATACCGCAGCGAAAGTCGCCGCAAAACCCAAAGAAAAATTAACTAAAGGCAGTGAGAAATTTAAGCTAGCAAAAGCTTATATAGAAAAAGGTGGAGATATCAGTGCTATTAAAGGTAAATATGATATGTCCGCGGCTGTCGAAAAAGAATTAACTTCATGATAGACAAAAAGGTGTTAGATAGGTTGAGGAACGACGAGGACTACTATGGCGAATTTGGCCAGCAGTTCTTAAGCAACTCAAACATAAGGACTCTGTTGAGTAACCCTGCAGATCTTCGCGTACCTACACCAGATAACCCCAATTTTAAAATCGGTGGATACTTCCATACGATGATATTAGAACCAGAGAAAATAGAATCTTTTAAAATAATAGATGCTACAACTCGCAATACAAAAAAATACAAAGACGAAGCACAAGGTAAAGTTTGTATCTTACAACACGAAGTAAACAACGTAGAAGTTATGGTTAAAACACTACTCAATAATTCTATCTGTAAAGATCTAATTAAGCCTTTATTAGGTGATGTAGTATATGAAGAACCCGGGGTAGTAGAGCTATTCGGGAATATGTGGAAAGGAAAAGCAGATATAATAAACCACGATGAAAAACTCGTGATAGATCTGAAGACTACCGGAGACATAGATAACTTTAAATGGTCTGCCTCTAAGTTCAACTATGACAGTCAAGCATACATATATAAAAAACTGTTTGGGTACGATATGCTATTTATAGCTATAGACAAAACCACTAAGCAGATAGGTATATTTGACTGTTCAGATCGGTTCTACGAGACTGGAGAAGAGAAAGTTGTAAAAGCTACAGAGGTCTATGATTTATTCTATAAATCTAAAGACTTCGATCGAGACCAGTATTTAATATCAAAAACACTTTAAAATTTATAAACCCTTAAAACCATAAAACAATGGGAAGATTTAAACAAAAGACCTGTTCTATTTCAGGCAAACGATTCAGAGCGACCTCTGAGAACTTCTATGTTAACTCTAATGCGCAGGATAACTTCCATCCGTATCACAAGAGTTTTGACAACTTTAGGAGAACCACTGGAGCTAGCGTAGCGCAGTGTAGAAAATTAGTTAACTTAATGAACGCATAACAATGGCAAGTATTATTAAAACAAGTATCAACTTGGCAAACGTCCCCAAAGACAAAATCATCAACGGTAAAAAAGGTAAATATCTACCTATCACTATTACCATCAACGATGACATAGATCAGTTTGGGAATCAAGGACCAGTAGTTGTAGACCAAACTAAAGATGAGCGCGATGCTAAAGTAGCAAAGACATATCTTGGGAACTGTAAGGTTGTATGGACAAACGGAGAAAACGTGGACCCCGCTCCCTTCGAAGGGGGCAAACAAGCCCCCGCTGCCACTCCTGCGACTGCGGCTGTAGAACCAGAAGTAGACCTGCCATTCTAAAATGAATGTAGAAAATCGAGAGATCAATGGATTTTTGATTGACCAATTCAATCAACATGGTCTTGAAGAAGGTGCGACGCAGGGGACTTGTCCCCTGTGTTCGTCTTCCAGGAAACCTGAGAATAGAAAAGCAAAATGCTCTAGCTATGATTGGGAACGTGGTCTCGGTACTTGTCACAATTGCGACACTAGTTTTCAACTACACACATATCAACGCAAAGGCGCTAGCGAAAAGGTTTATACAAGACCTCAAACGGTAGCATCTAACAAGATATACACAAAAGTCGAAGACTGGTTTAAAGCTAGAGGTATATCTACGCAAACCCTACTAGACCTACGCGTAAGCGAAGGTAAAGAATGGATGCCTCAGACAAGTAAAGAGGAGAATACCATACAGTTTAATTACTTTATGGGTGACCAACTCATTAATATTAAATATAGAGATGGTAGAAAGAACTTCAAGTTATACAAGGGTGCTGAAAAGGTCTTTTACAACATAAACAGTGTTGTAGGGTTTGACTGGTGCGTTATAACAGAAGGTGAAATGGACGTGCTAGCCTTACACGAGGCAGGTATAACGAATGTGATCTCAGTTCCTAACGGAGCTACGCTGAACTCGAACAACTTAGACTACCTAGACAATTGTATAGATTATCTAGAAGATAAAACCAAGATTGTTCTTGCAGTAGATGCCGACGAGGCTGGTCAAGCTCTTAGACAAGAGTTTATCCGGAGGTTGGGAGCTGAGGTTTGCTTTCTAGTTGATTTCAATGGGAACAAAGACGCTAACGATTATCTGTTAGCTCATGGGACGAACGCCCTCCGTGAAGTAATATATAAAGCTTCACAAGTGCCTCTTGAGGGTGTATCAACACTACGAGATGTAGAGGGCGAGTTAATCGACTTTGTTAAACATGGGTTTAAACCAGGTTTTCAGGTTGGGCTAGAGAACTTCGATAAGATATTTTCTACATATACCTCACAGTTTATTACTGTAACGGGTATACCCAGTTCAGGCAAGTCAGACTTCGTGGATCAGATGTGCATAGGATATAATAAAAACTATCAATGGAAGACGGCGTTTGCCTCACCAGAGAATCAACCTATACACCTACATGTCCACAAGTTGATGCGGAAGGTATGGGAGGACCTACCTACGCCAGGAGATATTGGCGGCGCTAAATGGGACCAAGTATCAGATCACGTTAATGACAACTTCTACTTTATGGATATGGATAAGTATTCTCTTGAGGCTGTCTTACGTAAAGGTGCTGAACTCGTGAAACGCAAAGGTATTAAATGTCTTGTAATAGACCCCTTTAATAAAGTTAGAGACAGGAACGCTAGTTCAGATGACGTTAACAAGTATACGTTAGAATATTTAGAGAAAATAGAAATCTTCGCTAAGAAGTATGACGTACTAGTTATAGTAGTAGCTCACCCTACTAAGATGTATAAAGGTAGTGATGGTAAGATTGAAGAACCAACTATGTATAACATCAAAGGTGGAGGCGAGTGGTACGATGCTAGCTATCACGGCTTGCTGGTCCACCGCGACTACGAGGCTAGGACAGTTAAATGTAAAGTACTTAAAGTTAAGTTTCAGAACTTAGGAGAGAACGGGGCCGAGGCTCATTTTAACTGGGAGCCTAGATCTGGTAGCTTTTTACCAATAGCTTCTGAAGTAATTGAAGAAGGAACTTTACCATGGGAATAATGAAAACAAAATTTAAAAACGCAAATGAAGCATATAATTACTTTCACGATCAAATTATTAGAATCGGTGTGGACTTCGCTGACACACGCGCTCTATTTAATATCGGCTTCACGCTTATGGAACCGCTTCAAAACGAAATTCATAACAAAGAAAGGAAATGGAGCTTAAGATACGCTGAAGCTGAATGGCTATGGTATTTATCCGCAAACCCAAGCATAAAAGCTTTGGGTGATATATACGGCAAAATACCTGCCATATGGAAGCGCATGGCAGACGGGGAAGGGAACGTAAACTCAAATTACGGTTGGCAAATAATCAGGAACGATCAAATGAAAAAGGTTGTTGATTTGATAAAAGCGAATCCCGACACCCGTCAAGCTGCAGTCTCCATATATGACGGAAAGGAAATAGATAAGTACAAAACAGACACACCCTGTACGTACGCAATTCAGTTTACTGTATTAAACGATAGACTAAACATGTGCGTTACAATGAGATCTAACGATCTTTGGTACGGGTTCTGTAATGACCAATTCTGTTTTTCCGAACTGCAGCGATATGTAGCAGAAGCTACAGGGTACAAAATTGGTGAATACTACCACTTTGCCCACAATTTACACTTATACAATAATAAAATATGAAACACCTAAAAGACCATGGATTAAACTACTTTCAGCATATGGGTGTGGCATTTTGTTACGCGATAGAACTAGCTTTCATGCTAGTAGCCGCGATCATACACGGGCTTTTCCCGTTTGTGCTCAAGACATACGTCACCGATAGAATGAAAGAATTAATAAACCAAGAATGATGAAAAATTTAATAACAATAGCGTTTATGCTGGCATGTTCAGCCATAAGCGCGCAAGACACGACTTGTGTTATGATTACACAAAACGAGATAATAAACTTCGACTATCAAACTAGCGTAGTAATAGACCGAGAGCCCATTGGGGACGCGATCTTGCTACGAGTTAAAGAAACAGAAGTCCTTTGTTTACACCTACATGATTTAAAGCGAAGGTTCAGAGATGTCACAACCGCTTTTGATGATGGTGATTATCGTTACGATACTTTTAAAAGTAAAGACGATGTATACTACACCCCATTTGGGTTTGGTGGCATGGTTGTTACGATCGGCCCACCTAGAAAAACGAGAAACTAATGACGTACTGCATATACCATATACCAGGAAAGAAAATAGGCGTAACGAATGACATAACAAACAGACTTGTGAACGAACAAGGTTATTCTGAAGATGATATCGAGATTCTAGAGATGTCTGATAGTTTTGACTACGTCTCTACTAGAGAGATAGAGCTACAAAAACAATTCGGGTATAGAGTAGAAACACTACTGTATAAAGATTTAAACACTAATAATATAACCCAATTAAAGAAAATGGATATAAACGTAACAGACCAGACAACCACCTTCCCGTGTCCGGTTAACAAGCTTAAGGGTAGGCTCATGGATGAAATGGGTATGTCGTGGGTAACCAACGAGGGTAAATGCACTATAAGCATGGACTCTATAAGGTACATAATGGCGCACGTTCAAACGTCCCAATACACCAAAGAGAGATGCTTTATATATAACAAAGCCCTCGTTAAACACATTAGTGTCGCGCCACCACCTAAGGTGTTAGATAAAAACACCGGCACTGGTAGAAAATCTCGAGACAAAGATTACTACAGCAAGAGATCTTCGCCTGCTAGGGTGGCGAGTTGTGACACGGATGGTTTATTTGCCGCACAGGTGTCAAACATGCGGATGTTCGATGCGATTCGAGCTTGGGCTAAGGAAAGAGGTTTGTACGACAAAGGTGATACTAAGACCCAGTACTTAAAACTTATGGAAGAAGCCGGAGAGCTTGGTAGAGCTATATTAAAGAGTGATCAGCCAGAGATTGAAGACGCTATAGGTGACATGGTTGTGGTATTAACTAACCTAGCCCACTTAGCGGGAACATCAATTGAAGAGTGTACCAATGGAGCGTATTCAGTTATAAGTAAGCGCACCGGGAAAATGGTTAATGGGACATTTGTAAAAGACAAATAATATGAGCGATAGAGAAATAATGAATGCCAAGGGCGGCAAAGCCCGTTACGAGCATACTAAAACAGCTAAACGTAAAACGCTTAATTTCAGAGACCCCGTTGTAGAGCGGGTCTGCACTAAGTTTATTGAGCGATCTGACTTAGGGCTTGAAAAATATGGGCGTACGCTACACGACGAAAGAACAGGTGGTCATAAAGACTTACTCGGATATCTCACAGATGTTCAAGAGGAGTTGATGGATGCAATTTTATATATCCAAGCCGCCAGAGAAGACCTGCTCGATGGGTAGAAAAACAACGTTTAAAACCAAGAGTAGAAAAAGAGGTCCAGTGAGGTCTAAGAAGGTTTCCTATGATGGGATAACCTTCGCCTCCGGGCTGGAGAAGTACATGTATATGGCGCTACAGAAAGCTAAGATCAAATGCGAGTACGAGGGTGAAACCTTCGTTTTGCAAGATGGCTTTATGTGTGATCTACAGTGTTACGAGCGGCAAGGTAACGGGAAGGGTAATATGGTAAACCGAGGGGAAAAGAAAATATTACCTATAAGATACACCCCCGATTTCCTTGGAGATGGATTTATAATAGAAACTAAAGGTAGGGCAAATGAAAGTTTCCCTTTACGGTGGAAGATGTTTAAAAAGCAGGTAAATGCTGACCGACCACATGTAACTTTATATAAACCTCAAAACCAAAAAGAATGCGATAAAGTTATAGAATTAATATTAAATAAAAGAAAAGATGAGAAAAATAATAGGTTGGGAAATTAGTCTAGGATTTTACCCAGGAATGCTACTAGGATTTAGATCCTATATAGACGATAGTGATAAAAGTAATCACGTGTTATATCTACCGTTTGTAGATGTTTGTTTAACCCTACACACTGCACCTAATGGCTAGCGTAAATAAAGAAATACTATCGGACATTACAGTCCACATGAAATACGCTAAGTATATACCAGAGTTAAACAGAAGAGAAACATGGGGGGAGTTAGTTACACGGAACAAGGAGATGCATCAAAAGAAGTATCCCAAACTTACAGAAGAGATTGAAACGGCTTATGAATTGGTATACGCTAAGAAAGTACTACCGTCGATGCGGTCTCTCCAGTTTAGTGGCAAACCTATTGAAATATCCCCTAACCGCCTTTATAACTGTAGCTACCTACCTGTTGATCATATCGACAGCTTTAGTGAAACTATGTTTCTACTGCTATCTGGGTGTGGCGTGGGTTATTCAGTACAGCAACACCACGTTAAGAAGCTTCCTCACGTCACTAAACCGTTTGACAAACGATACAGACGATTCGTGATAGGCGATTCTATAGAAGGTTGGGCAGATGCAGTAAAAGTTCTGATTGAATCATATTTAGGTGGTAGAAAGAAGTCCGCCGTTAAATTTGACTATTCAGACATCCGCCCGAAGGGCGCAAGGCTTGTGACGTCAGGGGGTAAAGCCCCTGGCCCACAACCTCTTAAGGAGTGTTTAATAAAAGTACAAGGGATTCTAGACGATAAGGAAGATGGGGATACTCTCACATCTCTTAACGTTCACGATATCATTTGTTATATTGCTGACGCCGTCCTCGCTGGAGGTATCAGACGCGCTGCCCTTATATCATTATTTAGTGCGTACGATGAAGAGATGATATCTTGTAAGTCTGGAAACTGGTGGGAGTTAAACCCACAGCGTGGTAGATCAAACAACTCTGCTGTCCTTATGCGACATAAGATCACCAAAGACTTCTTTATGAAGCTATGGAAAAGGGTTGAAGCCTCCGGAGCTGGAGAACCCGGGATATACTTTAACAACGATAAAGATTGGGGAACTAATCCATGTTGCGAGATAGCTCTTAGACCATATCAATTCTGTAACCTCTGTGAGGTTAACGTATCAGATATAGAATCGCAAGAGGATTATGAGGCGCGAGTTAGGGTCGCGGCTTTCATAGGCACGCTCCAAGCTGGGTACACTGACTTCCATTACTTGAGAGAGATCTGGAAAGAGACAACTGAGCGAGACGCCCTTATAGGTGTGTCTATGACTGGGATAGGTAGCGGAGCCGTACTAGAGTACGACATGTCTGCTGCGGCTGAAGCGGTAAAAACCGAAAACACCCGAGTAGCTAAGATCATAGGTATTAATAAAGCTGCACGTACCACAACTGTTAAACCTGCAGGGACGACATCTTTGGTACTGGGGACGTCATCTGGCATCCATGCATGGCATCATAAACAATACATCCGTAGATTGCGCGTAGGGAAAAACGAGGCCATCTATGGGTATCTTATAAAGCACCATCCTGAGATAGTCGAAGACGATTACTTCAGATCTCATGATACTGCAGTAATAAGTATTCCGCAACTGGCTCCGAAGGGTTCTATCTTAAGAACTGAATCGCCCATGGACCTATTAGACCGGGTAAAGAAAGTAGCTACAGAATGGGTTAGTGTTGGGCACCGAAAAGGTTCCAACTCCCATAACGTTTCCGCTACGATCTCTATCAAAGACGATATGTGGGATGAGGTAGGGGAGTGGATGTGGAAGAACAAAGATCACTATAATGGTCTATCTGTTCTCCCCCACAATGGCGGCACGTATAAGCAAGCCCCATTCGAGGATATTACAAAAGTTAAATATGAAGAGTTAATTAAATCTTTAAGCGAGATTGATCTAACGAAGATTGTAGAACTTGACGACAACACTGACCTCTCTGGGGAGCTAGCCTGCTCAGGTGGATCGTGTGAGGTGACATAAACTTAACCACTTAAAACAAAGAAGGGGATAACCGTAATGGCTATCCCCTTTTTTATTACTAGTACTTTTATTATCTGTTTATTCTGGTGTAAACGTTACACTTGTCTGCAGCCTCATAGACACCTGCTGGGACACACTGCTAGGCCAAGGGTGTGCCGTAGACGGGGTATATGGACTGTCGGAACTAGCCCATACCCCCACTAAATAATAACAGGACTTGCCTCCCCCACACTCGCTTGGGTCTAAATTAAGCTCTAACGTGTCGGCGGTAAAGGTTGTTATGCTTCCAGCGGTACTTGATGGCTCGATTATCCCTCCACCCCCGACCGTGAGATCACTACTAACTCTTTTGAAATTAAGCCCATTACTAGAGACACTACTCATCGTGTTTAAGTATCCAGCATACGCTCTCCAAACCTGAAAATGTAATCTTGAACCTACTGTAGCGGTTGCGCCGCCTTCGTGTCTAACCAATCCAGAGATACTAATTGTATGCTTGTTAACATCGGGGTCACCGCCCGGCACAATCATTACACTAGCCCACAAGCTTTCCAACATGTGATCTTGGAAAGTTGAAGATTGACTTGAAAGATCGGGCTTTAACCAAAAATTAGCACATGAACTATCAACGCCAGTGAGATCTGTTCCCGATTGCCAATCCTCGATACTACCTAAATCTGCCCCTGTATTTGGGGTTGATGACCAGCCAATTTCCGGAAACCCCACCTGATCAATACCACCCGCGCTTGTATATACAACGGAACTTCTCATAAAAGTAATACCGGTTTCAGTTATCCCTTTTATAGAATTCGCTTCTCTTTCAAAACATAACGTTCTTTCCTTTAAGTCGTTATGCATAGCCACTCTTTTCCACTCGACAGCCATTATTTAGTATCTATTTTTTGGAGTCTATCAAACTCCTTGTCTAACTTATCTAAAAGCCCTACTAAGGCTCTAGCATCGCCACCTTTCACAGAGATAGTCTCTATCGCGATCTTCGCTAAGTATACTTCGTTAATATCTAATTTCATTTAATTTAATTTAATTGATTTATTTCGCTTTCAATTGGTTAGTAAGCTTACTCACTATACCAGCCAAAAGATGAACATCTTTACCTCTAAACGAGGACTCGCTAAGCGCCCACAATAGGTGCTCTAGCTCGTCCTTGCTTAAGGTGTCTGTTTGTATCTTATTACCTAATATTCCCATTTCTTAATTCATTTTAAACAGCTACTTGGATAAATAATCCACCACCAGTTAACGCGTTCGTGTAGCAAAAAGCTCCTATCCCTATGTCGAAGTCAGGAGTTCCGCCATTAAGTGTGGTTGTTGTAACTAAACCACTAAGGGATACGTTCATTCCAGCAACACCCGCGGTTACGGCTGTAGAGTCGGTTCCGTATTTAGCCACCATCCAACCAGTCGGTGTAGAGGTGTCGTGCTGTCCTGCATACCTAAGTTTAGGTAACGCCGCTTGAACAAGCGCGTTTGAGTTTCCTGCCTCAGTTAGGAAAACTTCGATACCCGGATTTAGACTCGACGCGGCGGAATCGACCTGCGTGCCGTCTGTGATTGCTATTGTGATATTAGCATCCTCCACCGTCATCTCAGTTGTATGGATAATAGTATTGGTTCCGGTGACCGTTAGGTTAGGAACGGTTAACGTCGCCGTGGATGGGTTATAGGTGAGATCATGATAATCTTGGTTCAATCTTTGATAACCATCTCCCCCACCACCGACATTCGCGAACATCACTGCCATATCAACGTTTGAAGTAGCGTCACCCTCGACTAAGACATCTATAGCCTCATCAGCTCTACCGAAAAACTCAGCACAAGTTATACTACCTGGATCAGCAGCAAGTCCAACGATCATGCCATTAGTTGACGGATTGTATGTGACACCGCCGTTTGCTACATCTGGAGTATCAATTGCAAGTTCGCCAGACGCGCCTGAAACCTGCGCAAACACCATTGGATAAGCGATAGCATTGCCGTTTTCAGCAATATCAATCGTACCAGCATTAGTTTCAGAACCATCCCAAACTAGTTTCGTCCCATTATAAATAAGGGCATCTCCACTGTTGGTTGCAACCAATACCTCTGGTACACCGTTTTCATCATACGCAGCTATTCCATTTGCCAAATCCGTATTAGTCGCCATCTTACCATCACCCGCACTATCATTTGTCCCTTCAGCACCACTAGCACTCTCTTGGTAGTTATCTGACCAGACAAGAGTGGCATTAGCGACTTTACTGTTGTCTATCTTAAGGGCTTGCACCGTTAAGAACATGTTGCCAGTGCTACCACCGGTTAACGCTATATCTCCTTGAGAACTTCCGTACTGGGGAGTTTGGGCTACGGGTATCCCAACAGCGTTTGTACCACCCATGAGGAGGTAGTTTTCCGCCATAGTTACGATATCCAGAGCATTTGCCGTTGCGTTACCAACTGCTGCCCCGTTTGTCCAAGCATCGCTATTACCTGTACCACCGTCCGTGATCGCTATGTCGTCACCTTCGGTATAAACTTTTTTCCATGCTACTGCCATGATTACTTTAGATTTAAACTCTCTCGAGTGTTAGTTGTTTTTATATTAATTATTTTTACCTACAAAATAGGAGTCTTGTGTTGAGTTGTAATAGAACCCTCCAAAGGCTGGTTCTGGTATCTGTGTGTCTGTTGCTTCGCTTAATACTATTTTTCTATCGCTAGAAACCTCTAGCCCAGTAAACGCCGCACTAGAACCTGATACTATAAACTGTATAGAGCTAGTTTGAAAATAAGAATCGGGCGCATCGTTACCAGCTTTAAACTTAATTCCCGAACCACCAGTTCTAAGAGTTCCGTCATCACTAAACCCCTCTGTCCGTATCTCTCCTAGTAAATCCCCATCAACCGTATATCCACCTGAACCTGTATCTTTTTTACTAAATATTATCTCGGAATTACCAGGATTCGTATCATGGTTTTTAACCGTTAAAGTTCTTGTATTTAAAGTATGCTTCCACGCCACTGTATTAACCCCAGTTGTGGTTAAGATGTCATCCACTAATCCCCCAGAAGGTAGACCACTACCGCCTATGCTTGACCAGTGGTTTGGATTTGTCCAAGTTGGGCCTGTAAAAATATACGTGGTACTCAAGTCCAACACCGTAGCCATAAACCCGGGTGTCTGCATATTGGTGTGCAAACCATCCCTTTCGTCGATGTCAGCAAAAATACCAGACCCTATAACTTGATTCTTAGTTAAGTCTAAGATATAGTCATTATCATTATTGTGCCGTACAGGTCCTGGAAATATTGGCATTATGCGAAGCTTACGTTTATAGGTTGACCCACACCGAACCCTCCTTTAGATTTGGATTTATATAAAAGATATGATACGCTAGCGCCGTGAGTATTCGTTCTAGATACAACAACTGGGTCATAAAAGTCAGGCAAAACACCCGTGTTACTGACTTCTATATCATACACTGCACCCCAACTAGCCGGGTATGCTATCCATAGAAATTTAGTATCGTCAGTAGTATCAGCATCCCCTTGGAAGGAGAAACTACTTTTAGTTACTAATGCATTATAAGTATCGAGTTCCCCAAAAAGCGCTTCTATATTGTTTGTGTTAGCACTCGCTTCAGCAGAGCCACCCGCTCTAATGCGGTCACGGAACTTAAAGCTAATATAGTTGGATATTATAGGTAAGTTGCTTCCGCTACCATTATCCACCGCTTCTAAGTGAAAACTCTCTGTATATCCATTGTAGCCTACAGATTCATTATTATACACGTTTATGGTAGGTAACTGAAAAGTTCCCCCAGTAGTAGATATACCATCATACAATGCGCTATTGTTGTTTCTATGGAACGAAACGCTGTCATCAACAGTCACACTACTATTAGCAATAGAGTAGTTTAAACTATAAAGTTTAAAACCTTGCCCAACTTCCAAAGTAAAATCATCTTCGTTATAATCACTAAAATCCCCCCAAGTTCCATCGACTTCAAAAGCTACATTTACAAGATTTATACTCATAGTAGTCTTAATATATGGGTTGAGTATCTCTCTCAATAACCCCTCAATAGATGTTCCCGCTGGGATAACAGTGCTCCCTACCGTCTCGTTATATATAGCAGGCAGGTGCACGAAAGCCCCGTCTGAATTAGTCATAATTATATCCTCGGCTAGAGACCCAGCGTCTCCGCCCTCTCCTCCGAGAATCGTATATATTAAATCTGATATAGTATAGTACTCAGTATAATCTTGATTATGCTTTCTCTCCCATAATTTTTTATCTGGAGTGTCACCATCCTTAGTATTAATGAGTCTATCTCCTGGTATTTGAGTAGCCATTATCTATTTATTAGGTGTTTTAACTAACAGTCCCTAAAGCAGCGGTCTTCCAAACAGCAACCCCTGGGGCATCAATCACCCCTGTGGTGCCAGCTGTTATGCATACGTATATAGCGCTTGTACTAATAAGTATTTCGCCAACAACTCCCGCGGGCGCGTTAGTAGTCCAATCGTGACCATCTAGATCTCCAATAAACTTCGCCGCCTCGACATTGCTTGTCGCTATGAAATTCTCCGCTGAGATATCAACTGTTGAAGCCATGTTCCCATTATTATCAAGGGTGACTTCTTCAACCTCGTCTAAAGCGTTGCTATCGTTGTACCAGGCTAAAGTGCTAGCCGCGGTGCTGGTCACGCCTTCCCCAGCTTCAACGGTGGATACTAAATCACTTATCGTAAAATACTCTGTATAATCTTCGTCCCACTTTCTTTCAAATTTCTTCTTCTCTGGAATCGTAGGGGAGTATGTCCCTATTATTCTGTCTAATCCTATCGCCATAATTTTATATCTTTAATTATTAGTATAACACTGTTATCGTTCCGTTAAACTCAAATACACTATCTGATACAGCACTATGGGCTGTAATCGTATATACATAAACACCAGTTGCCACATCAGCCTCCCACTCATCAAGAGATGAAGCGCTTATCCAAACAAGTCCGCCCCATCTGTTATATATTCTCACCTCCCATTGATCCCAACAGGCTCCATCTGCGGTAACCTGCCAAGTATCATTCCACCCATCCCCATTGGGGGTTACAGCGTTGGGAGCAAATATCGATGTCTCATCACAAGAAAAACCTAAGTCACACGCCTCACCAGTCTCGCAGTCTACATATACAGTCTCAACCACATACTCTGTCACTGTGTCTGTTTCGTAGATGTAAACATTCTCATACACTACGATCTCCACGTATACAGTGTCTGTGCTGTATACCATTATATCTATCGTGTCTGTTACATATATATACTCATATACAGTATCTGGCGGAAGAGTTACATACGTGGTATCATAGACATACTCTATTGTGTTTATATATTCTATGATAGTATCATATGATACTACCGTATCAGTCTCATAGATATAAATAGTATCACATGGGCATAACCCATCGACTGGGAGAATGTTATCCCAGGGGTTATCATCAGGATAATCTTGAGAAGTACCTATAGGGTTATACCAATCTGGATTTAAAGCCTGTGGCCCGTTAGAATAATTAATCTGCCAGATGAATACCTCGGCCCCCTCACAAAACGTCCCGTCATTATACCACCCCATCCATCTCTCTAATATGGTTAAGGGATTACTAGTATCACTAACGTTCGCGTTAAGAGCCTCCGCCATGTTAAAGTTTAGCGTGTCCCCACTGTAAGCGTAGTTCCCTAGGTTACCATTGAAATGCTGCTCTTGGAAATCTAAGAATGAGTGTAATGGGAAACTCGCGAACTCATTAGTGGCAAGGGTGTCTACTCCGTTAGATATCCCAAGATCTATATGGTCTATATATGTAGTGTCCACACCGTTACCGCACCCATTAGAATTATGGACTACGATTTGAATGTCTCCCGTCTCAAAATTCACATTAGTTAACTCAACATCACACTGCGCGGCGGCTGTGGTTATGATGAGCCAAGAAATAAGTGTAAAAATTAATCGCATAACGTTCCGTAATCTCCTAAAAATAATAACAAGTCTTGAGACCCAACCTCTCCGTCCCCATCTAAATCTGCGGGGCAAGGGGGTTGTATACAAGATGGGTAAGCTGGGTGTTCTGTTTGTAACGGGTACACAAACCCATCTCCAGATAAAATAAAAGTAGTTCCTATATCGGCGCATAATATAATAGTGTATCCACCAGTTGGTAAACCAAACCAGTGGGTCAACCCCTCGCAGTCTTGATACTGAAACGAGGTCCACTTAGAAGCGCCCACAGAGCTGAACACATGTTGATTACATTGTGCGGCTAAACTAGAATATATGATCACACATAACAGTGATATAATTAAGTGCTTCAGCATACTATTTATATCTCTAAATACGTAGTTCTACCACCCCTCCGCACCGCTCTCAATACCCTACCTCTATTCTTACGGTGCTCTACATAGCTAACATGTATCCAGTCTGGGTTTTCGTCATCGCCAAATTCCCAAATTAATTGATCAAAGGTAATACAATCTTTTATATGGTTAAACATCTCAGCGTTAGTCTTATGGCCGAAGGTATCGTCTAAATCTAAAGCCTGCCCCCGGCAGTGTTGTGAAGATCCGCTCCCACCCACAGCTCTATTAAGATCCTCGCTTCTATAAAAGCTATTAACTTTAATAGGGCCTTCAACCCATTTTCTCAAAGGTTCAAAAACCTTATAAGCCGTCACTTTCATTTCCTCCAAGACGCTCTCCGACGGAGTATTACTAATCCCTAATTTAGTAGCGGTGTTACTTCGCGTGCCTTCTCTATATGATATATGCGTGCTTATTCTCATTTTATGATAACTGATAGTAGTGGAGTAGTTCCAGATGTAACGATCTTCATACCTAGTACGGAGTTGTCAAACGAAAGCTCCTCTGTTAATAATAAGGTGGTTGCTACAGGTATAACTAAATCGTTAATGATATATGATAGGTTAGCGCTTCCGTCCTCTAGATATAAATCTATAGTAATATCGTCAGCCGCGCTGTAGTTGCTAAGTCTAACAGACCTCACATTCCCACGCGTGCCATATATAGGTATTAACTCCGTTACCGTGTTTGCGGTTATGTCAAATAATCCTCTTTCCATTATTATGTCTGTTGTGGTGGAGAGATCAACTCTATTATTAAGTTAACCTTTTCTATTACCTCCGCGAGTGTTGCCGTCTTAGGTAACTTGTCCGCAATGTCGTCTGAAGTTATCATGGTATTAGCGATACGTTTATGTCTAAATACTGGTACGCCGTCGTAGTTAACGTTTGGGCATCCATCCCTATGGTTACAAACACATAATTTCCAGCTGTTATATCACTAGTTGAAGTCATATCCGCAGAATATATATGTGAAGTGCTACTACTAGAAGTCATCTGAGATTTCGCGCGTAGCGTACATGTTGGACCAGTGGTAGTGTTCAAAGCCGGGGCGAACTCCCATAACTGTATTACGTAATTTTTACTGTACGAACTACTGCTATAAGGTCTCCCTAAAATATCAACTCTAACTTTACCCGCGGCAGGAACCCTCATAGACCCGTAGTGTTGGATTATGGGGTTTAAATACAGTGTTGTTGAATCCACTGTTCCTCCTCCTGAAGCGGTCGTGCCGATGCTCGTGTAGTATATGTAATACGTAAGACCATATGTACTTCCGCATAATATCATAGAGCCATCTTGTGATGTGGTGTGTTGAACTCTACCACCCATAGTCATTATTGATGAAGCACCTCCACCACCTCCACCACCAGACACTGTAGAAAACGATAACGCCCCTGCGCCATCCGTGATCAGTGCTTGGCCTGTGGTACCGTCTGCTGTGGGTAGAGTTAATGAGTAACTCGCGGCTAAATCATCATGGGCTTGTAGTGTCGTATAGTACGTGTCGCCATCCGCATAAAAGGCTAGCTTACCGTCTCCACCCCCGACGGGTCTAATACTAGTAACACCATATATAGATGGGTTGGTATCCGCTAAATACGTAGCCCAAGACAAAGTGCCTGAACCATTGGTTTTCATAACCTGCCCGCTAGTACCATCTCCGTTAGGTAATTCCCATAGCTGGTCTGAGGTAATGCTTATTGGTGGTTTAAACCCCACGTAATTACCCTCCAACAAAGGGGCTTCGTATAACTTTAGTTGCCCTACAGTTATAATTCCAGCACCCTCCATTTTAATATTGTCAGACTTTAAAACAATGGCGCCTGTACCATCTGGATCTATAGTGATATCTCCGTTACTCGTGGACACTATATTATTTCCATTAACGTCTAAGTCTCCACCCAGCTGTGGGGTGGTGTCATCAACCACGTCTGATGAGCCTCCTAGAGAACTATTTACACCGACTTTACCATCTGCGTCTACGACTAAGGCGCTAGTACTAGTATCTGCCCCAGTACTTTCAAAGTACACATCGTTGCGAAACCTGGTTACCCAATCCCATATATGAGCCCCGATCCACTTCACCCTAACATTACTTTTATAACACCCCCTATAACAGCTACGAATATAACACCTATACCCCACTCAATAACTTTCTTCCAACGAAGCACGCCCTTGAACTGGTCTATTAGTAACTCCCTTTCAGGCTCACACATCTCCCTGAAGTCAGTATTCTTGTTTGTTTGCACTATAAGCCCAGACTGTGGGTCCATAATCTTATCGTGCATTTCAGTCACTTTTACATCTAACGCGCTAACACATTGTATAATACGTTTCAGTTCCCCATTAGGTTGGTGCGCCCTTATTTCTTTAAGCGCCTCAATTATCTCTTGCATAACCTTATCTTTATTGTTCTTCACCATTATTATCACTTATGTTAAGTTAAAATTTAATCATGGTAGTAACATAAACCAGAAGAACTAGATGTTTTCATCTTACACCTTTTACCGTCTTTCTTAACGTGACTACATTGTGTTTTCTTACCCGTGGTGTTTTGTTTTACTTTTTGGTGTATTGTGCAGAACGTCCCGTTACCCACGGGTTTTAAAGAGCATCTCTCTCCAGCTTTATTTACAGCGGCGCACGTAGTCTTTTTACCTTTCTTTCTTTCCTGCTTTTGATCTTTAATGAAACCCTCTTCTATAGCCGCTTCTTCAGCTTCTTTTTCAATTGCCCTTTCAATTTTCTTTTTTTCTTTTCTCTCTTCTTTTTCTACTGCTTTAATTTCTTTAACCTCCCCTTTTGCTGCAACGACATCTTGGTTTTTAATACCAAAACTCCACTTGCTCCACCCTAAGAGCATAGCCACTCTTTTCCATGTCTCGTGTTCCGCGTCTAATGACTCTGATATGTTCTGAACTTTATTATACACCCTACTTAGCGGTAGGTTTGTCACTGCCTCGGTTCCGCTGAAGGCAGCATCGTATATAGGGTTATCTATATCTGCCTTGCTCATATGGTCGATTACATCTTTATTGTATTCCCATGTTTTTAAACCGCTGTATATTTTTCTAGCTTTAATACCTATTGGCGGAGACATGTTGAGACCCTCTATCACTACGTTGCCCCAGTCTGGGTCTGTGTAGAAAACCCCATCATCCATTTTCTCGCTCTCCTTCATGAACTTCAAGATAACGTTTTTAATCGTTGCCACACCTACTCCAGCGATACCTGACCCACGTAGTATAGTGTCTATCATACCGTTAATAACCTTCTCTTTTTTCTTATCTGTGATCTGATCCTCTTCGTCGTCGCTAAATAACGCCGCGAACAAAGCTTGCTGCAACCCGTAGAAAATCATATTTTGAATAGTCCCGTAGTACACTATCCTAGATATATTAGCTTTCGTATCTCCCCTACCGTTAACTAAATCTAAAGTGGCTTTCTTAATTAACCTATTGTACTGCATAGGCGTGTTCTGGAAAGCAAGTATAAACTTACCAAGAGGTGATGCTTGCTGCTGAGATATTTTATCTTCTCTAGTAGACTGCTGAGTTTCCTCCGCTATCTCCATCATGTCCTCAAACGCTTTTGTCTCGGCTTCGGCCTGCATCATACCCTCTTTTAGGTATGTCTTAATCCTATTTCTATATAAGGTCGCACCGCCAGTAGCGATAGCAAAACTATCTGCCACCTGAGTTGGCGTAAAACCAAGTTGTAGTAAGTACGCAGTAGCGGCTTTGAATTTATTATTCGAGTCTTTTACTTGAGCCAATAGCTCTGCGGCATTAACATCTGTCTGTATACCCGATCGTCTCTGTTTTAAAAACGGAGAGTTCATTATCATTGCCACGTCCTTCCAGTACTGAGGCTGGTTGGCAAACGCTCCAGCTGCTTTAAGCATATTGTTATCGCTCCAGTTAACGAAGTTAACATTAGAGATCATCTGCAACATCGCAGATCTAGCGTTCAAGAACATCGTTGTACCTATAGAACCATGTATCCAGTTGGTAAAGTTATTCACTATCCTTCCACCCTTCGATCTGGTACCGCCATTCTCCATCCGCCACAAGCTATCCTCTAAAGCTTCTCTAAAATTAGAACCGTATACAGCTTCAATTTTATTCATGTTAGCTTCAGGGAATATAATATTCTTATTATCCACCCATTGTTGTAGGTGTGTACCTCTAGCTGCGTCTAATGCTTCTTTTAAATCTAAAGCCATATTCCCTCCAGTCCAATGAGCACCGGGGTCGACCATTCCACCTGCGGCATCGCTAACAGAATTAACACCTTGGGCGAACGCTAACGCTTGTGCGTTAGATTCAACAGCGTTTACTAACGCGGTGGCGTCCGCTTTGGATAGTCCAGGTATATCAAGACCCGCTTTGGCCCAGTTGTATACTCTTATAGCGTCTTCATACGCATACTCTGTACCGGGCACTTTCTTATTAAGCTTCTTCCTTACGTCAGGCATAGCCTTCCTAAGCTTTTTCATATCGCTAGCAGCTTGTTGCTGCATTATCTTATGCCGCCTCATACCTTTTGAAAACGGGTCAAATAGGTTTTCTTTAAACCAAGCGTGATGCTTATCCCCTTGTTTCCCTTTACCCATGAAAGCGTACATAAGCCCCGCGAAGTCATCGGCTGATGGCGGAACAAAGAACTTAAATTTACCTTTGTTTTTACCACGTTGTCTAGCTTTTGCCGCCGAGAACTTTTTATGTCTACCTACACCTTTAGTTTGTTCTAATATAATATCTAAATCAAGAGCTCCCTCATCTATGATATCGGACATCTTCTTCCCTCCAGTCTGGCTGAACTTGATCTTAGCCTGTTGGACTTTGCCTTTAACGTCAAAGCGGTTAAGCATAGCTTTAACTGGTCTATTAACGTAGTAAGATGGCCCCCTCTTTATCTGATAATCGGGTTTTGATATTATAAAAGTTCCACTTTTATACTTTGTGTCCTTTCCATAATATTTTAACTCTGCGCGACTCAAGCCTACTTCATCCCACTCCCATCCTAACTTACTAGCCCAGAACTTTGTTAACCTACTATAAAGTCTAGTTCTACTTGTTTCTTTTGAAGCAAATGTAATAGCATCAACTTCGTTATTCTTTATAAAATCAAAAACACCATTCGACACAATACTTATAACTTCATGCGCACGACCTGTGTCCAGGATTTCCATTCCTGTCTTGCTGCTTGGTTTAGCACCTTCTAGTAAAGCGAACTCCAAATACCACTGACCTCCCCCGCCCGGTTCTTTTAGCGTTATGCGGTAGTGGTTATCGCCCACCTTAAAGTTAGCGTGATTATACGTCCCGAAATTTGTTTCCGTCCACTTCAAGTCACGCTTAGTGTTCATACTAAACTTGATCTTAGCCTGTTGGACTTTGTTCTTAACCTCGAGTTTATTTAAAGTCGCTTTGACAGCTTGAACATTTTGTATAGCGTCGTCCGCGAAATAGAAATCGTTGTACCCTTCTCCAACCTTCTCTGCTATCCAGTTAGCTTTTGCCGATGCTTCTGATCTACCTAAACCCACGATGTTCTTAAGCGGTATATTTAAACCCTGCGCGTCTAAGAACTGTTTGATAGCCTTAGCAGACTCAGGGGCTCTAGCAGTTAGAATGAACATGTCATCTGCTCCAAACTTGCCATAAAGCTTCATGGCTTTATTAAACAGCGGGGCTGTCTCACCTTTAACAACTTTGTTAAACTCCGAGAAGTCGAACTTAACACCTTGAGCTAATAGATCTCCACCTTGCTTTGCGAACTCCTCTGCGTTTAATTTACCTTTAGTTCCATCAGGAAGAGTGTAAAGCACATTTGATTTAGTTGTAGCCAACGTATCGTCGAAGTCTAGTACTGTAATACCCTTACTAGATTTAGAAAACATCACGTGAACTGGGTCACCTTCCATGTCAGTGAACGTCCGAGCTCTATCTGCATACTGCATAGGGAGTAAACCTTGCCCATCACCGTAATCAACTCGTGATCCAACGAATGCCCCATTGTTATACTCCCTAACCGTAATTAGAGAACTTGCAAAATGATCTCCGGTGTTGACGAGCTGTTGTGGACTGAGATGCTCCTCTGTAATACCATGAAGTTCACCATCCTTGTTATAACGCTCAACAGATTCTAGGAACAATACAGGTTTCCGCTTCCTAATCCCAAGATCTGAAAGCGCCTCCTTAAAAGTATCACCGACGGAGCTTAAGCCATCTGGAGTATAAGTACTCCACACCTCTATCTTGCCGCTCTCTACACTACCTCTAGTGGCACCATAAACAGTATCTAACTTTTTACCCGTCTTCTCATCAAATGAGCCCCGCACATTTCTACCTTGACTATCAACGTGATCGTTCCCAGGTATCTCGTTGTATTTTACGTTATCCCTACTCCAAAATTCTACATCCCCAGCGTCCGAGAAACCTCCTTCCCTGCTCTCGGTTTTCATAGCTAATAACTTACCATCTTTAAATATGATCTGCTTATTCCCATACTGGTCCCAGTACTCCTCAGCGGAGTCTGTTAGTTTACCATCGGTAGATTGTACTATACACCATGGGTTAGACTTCTTACCGAAGTGCTGGTTAACCTGATCACGCACAGCAAGTAGCCCGGGGGCGGGCGGTGTACGAACATATGGGGCGCCGGGGATTATTACGTCAGAGCGCGTGTCATCTATATCATATATAACAATGCCATTCTTTAACTCTTGTTTGTTAGTGAACGCCGCGACCTCATCAGGGTTAGTTGTCTTCTTTCCATCAACCTCCTCGCTATACTTCTCGATTATCTCGTTTGGATTTTTAAAAGAGAATGGGTCAAGTTTTTTGGCTTTAGCTAACCTCTCTGCTTCAATAACTTTAAACCCGTCTTCAGGCAAGCGAAGTTTATTATGAACCATATAGTGAAGAGCTAGTTTCTCAAACTTGCTTTTATGCTTTGCAGCATATATAGGACTCTCCATATCTAGGTGGAACGAAGGACTATCTAACCACTTGAATAAATCATCAACAAGTCCTTTCGCGATCTTCTTGTTCCAAACGTTATGCTTGAGCCCTATGCGGTTATTTATCAACCTCTGCTCGTACTCAGCCCTATGGCTTTTAGAAAACCTTACATTAGAGTACCCGTCAGGGTTTATACCAGATGTAGCTGTTTTTATATCAGCTTCAGCTATGCTCTTTATAATTTTCCCTCTGCCAGATCTAGACGCTTTAAAAGCTTGGTCCATGACTTTAGAGTCTTTAGATCTTACAGCTATATCACGTATACTAAACTCTGTATTAGCAGCAGCCTCACCATACACCTTGCCTTTATCTTTTGGGTTAAGGCTCTCTATAGCATACAGGTCGGGGTGACCAAAAGTGGTCATGTTATAATATCGCTGAGTTGAATTGTTTCCAATGATATATCCTATAGGCATCACCTTAGTTAATTTGACCTCACCAAAGATGTTGTCCATTGTAATAGGTATAACAGCCACCGTGTACTCTTTAAACAGTGCATTAAGATCAACGTTACCATCATTCATATAAGCGTCAGTCAATCGCATAATCATATAGTTAGTAGGTATCATATGCTCATACCTAAACTTACCTTTATACTTCTTCCCGATCTTGTCTTTGAATATGTAACCTAGGTTAGCGGCCCTCTTTAGTGGCGACTGCATGTTGCTAGCCATACCCATCATCACCATAGCAAAATCCTCCTTATCTAGTGCTCCATCTTTAATTTGATCCTTATAATGTTGAGCTATGTCTCTTGTAACTTGTTCAGACACCGCTGCCTGCTTCTTCCTTCCAGCGTAGTCTCTATCAACCATCGCCGCCTTAGAAGTTTCAGCTAAAAGACTAGTGTTTATTTTTTTACCATCAATAGTTTGTGTCTTTTTAAGATTCCCCGCTTCAGTAAGCTGCACATCATCCCCGAAAATCTCTTTTAAAACGTTTTTATTCCAATCTTTCTTATCTTCAAAAAACTGGTATCTTTGAGCTCCATCACCCTTAACGCCAACCTCTACAGCGACTCCATCTTTAACCACAAAGTTTCCCCTACCAATCTTAGCGCTCGTTGTGTACATCCCACTTGCGTGTATAAGCATCATCAATGCTTTTTCTTTACCATATTTTTTAACCCACTTTTCACCAAGAGTAACGATCTCAACGCGACCAGTGTTTATCTTGTCTACGTTGTCAAAGCTTTCAGCGAAGGACAAGGTTTTACCATCCCCGCCTTTTAAATCTAAAAACTCTGCTAGGTTTAGAGCTAGCTCCGCTGCCTTTACGTTATCAGTTAAATATTCGTTTAAAGTTTGTTCGGGTTTTGTATTAAGATTAGCGTGCCGTTTGTTTATCGCACCATACCTATTAACGATCTTAGCTATGTCTTTTCCAAGAGCGGTAACTTTACTTCTTGGATAGTGTTTACCATACACGTCTCTAACAACTTGTATTACAGCGCTCTCATCGTTAGGGTTAACTTTCTTAAGAGCCTTACTTAAAACCGGAAGGTTGTTATAAAAAGTCTTTCTCTCAAGCGGTTGAAGTTTTCTTACGGACTTACTAAACTTAACACCTGGATCCCTATCTATTTGTTTGCCTATGATAGACACTTCGTTTTCAGCTTGAACTTGTCCAGTTAAATCTAGTATGTCTGATCTACGGTTAGATACCTCAGGAGTTTGAATCGTCTCCATAGTGGCATCGAACCCAAGTTCAACACCCATCTCCATAGCTAACTTATCTTTTCTAGTACCCAACGTAGACGCACCTACCTTATACCCAAGTACATCTCCCATGTCCTGACCTCTAAAGAATGCCATAACTTTCTTAGAACCAGGATATGGTAACTTAGTAATTAGAGTTGGACCAGATAGTCTGTTAGTATTTTTAGGTAGTAAACCCTCGCTAACTAACTTATCAACCTCCGTGGACTTAGTAATCCTTTCAGACCTAGTAAATATTCTATTTTCAGGAGCTATATTACGCTCCATCTGGAGCAGAGTTTCTTTTGGGAGAAACTTAAACACAATAGGAAAGTTCTTAGTTAAAAACTCATTATAGGTTTCACTTTTACCTATCATATCTTGGATAGGTTTTTTGAGTTCAGTTCTAAAGGCTTTTTGTAGTGCTGCTTTAAACTTCTTAGAGCTTACCTCAGGAAGCTTAGTACCGAATGTCTTCGCGACAGCTTTACGAACCTTGTCCATCATAGATTCTTCTAAACCTAATTCCGTTCTAAGTCCCGAATACTGATCTGACTCAGACTTGCCCTGTTCAACTAGTTTAGTACGCCTAGCTTGAGCAGCCATAGACATGTCCTGCTCTTCAAATGATGTTACATCGGCGTCAGTCTCTGCTGCTATTTGAATTACCGGTGCTCCTTCAGACGTCTTAGCATCGATGTCTTTCGACCCTCTCATAGCTTCGTCAACTTTATACTCCGAGTTGTACACGTTACCAGCTTTGTTACCTATCTGGCTATTTATATACGCGAATAAGTTATCGTTCTGCTCCGGCTTAAACCTCTTTATGTGTGGTGTCATTTCAGAGTAAACCTTCTCTACGAAATCTCTTGGCACGGGTTTGACTTTGTACTTAGAAGCTATCAACGCGTCAAAGTAACCTTGCTCCTTTATCTCTTTTATAGCCGCATCTGATCCACCTCTTCTCCAAGATTTATTTGTGTGGCTAGTTCCTAGTTCTTTAACGTTTTTAACAGCCGCTTTCTTCTGGTCGGAAGACATAGATGTTTTTGTATCATCTACTTCAACCTTACCTTTAGTTGCCTTTGCTATCCCACTACTCAAAGCACCTTTATGTATACTCTTGTTATACTCTTTTAGAAAGCTGTACACATCTTTACCAGTGTCAAACTTTATCTGCTTAAATCCAGCAGCCCTAAGTATCGGTTTAATCACATTGCCAATCCTTTCAAACACACTCTCATTATATGTTATATCCCCATTTTGTATAGCATCCGACGCTAGAGTTATCCACTCATCAGGATTAGCCTTCATATACTCTGGGGTGTAGTTTTCACTAGCTCTTTGCTCCACCGTTGACCATTGACTTCCTATCTCTGTTTTAAGTTCACTAATAACATTCTCAGATATATCCCCAGCTTTCATAGCCTTTCTAAGTATACCGTGTAACAACTCGTGATTACCGACATTCACGGCTCCAGTAGCTCTTGCAACAGTTTTGTTTATGATGATCTTATCTCCTTTGATAAACCCGTCTGAAGCAGCGGCTTCCTCTCCATATCGCGCTTTAATTTGATCGATAGTCAAACTGTCGTCAACCTCTAAACCATATAAAACACTATGTTTCTTTGCAAATTCTAGATTACTTTTGAATACTTTATCAGCAACACTCTCTTTAACAGCTTCAGCTGACTTCTTCCTAGCTTTAACGTCTTTAGTTCTACCGTCAACTTTCGCGTACGTATTAATTATATCAGCAATCTGTGTTTCCACGCCCTCTAACTTAACGTCTGCGCCTGGAACAGCAAATACACCTTTCTTTTTAGTATCACTCTCGGCTTTAGCTCGCTTCTTTTCAAGTTCTACTAAAGCTTTCCTATCGTTAATGTCATTTACCTTCGCGTCAATCTGGGTTTCTAATATCGCGTCGTTTTGTTTGGACTGCACAAAGCTGTTTAAGTTAAGATCATTCTCGACCTCGATGTTTATTTTGGCTAAATCTTCAGGCGCTGTATTTTTATTGTTCACAATATCTTCTACAGTTTTTCTACTAACGACTTCACCGTTTATTTTATATTTAGGTGTTTGTCCTTTTAAAGATTTATACAGTATATCAGAAACATTAACAATACCTTTAGCTTCACCAATAGCCTCTAAAGTAGCGTCACCTAAATCAATTTCTTGACCCGCGGCGACTTGTCCTCCAACCTCACCCACAAAACCCCCACCCATCTCAATACTTGTTGTAGCCCCCGCTACTTTAACAGCGGTTCTTTTACCAGTAGCTTTACCAAGTCTAACAATAGAACTACCTACACCCCTAGATAAACCCATAGTTAAACCTTCAATCGCCCCTATAGTTAAACCCCTAGCTAATGAAGCAGATTTTATTCTGTCTATAGCGTCTTCATCTTCTAAGATCGCCCTTACATTCTCTTTATTAAAATCTAAATCTCCTAACTCTTCTTTTAATAAGTCGGTTAAAGTTAAACCAGTCTCCATAGCCCCCACTAAACCCGCGGTAGCTCCAGCTAAACCCCCTGTGATAGCCCCAGCCCCAGCTCCAAATACAGCACCAGGCCCAGCCCAAGCAGTTGCTAGAGCCCCAGCCCCAGCCCCAACCGTAGCGCCACCCGCAGCGACGCCTGCGGCACTCGCTATTGTTTCCGGGGCTGTTAAAGAAGTACCCATAGTAACTACAGATGTAGTTAAAAATTGTGGAACAAACCCAGGGTTTTGGGCTATAGCTTTAAGTGTGCCCCATATCCCACCACCCTCTTCAGCTTGAGTTTTCTGGAACTCAACCTGCTCTCTAGTAGGGTCCAGAGCATCTATATCTTCTGCGGCGGTTATATAGGCTTGCAAATCCTCATCTGATATACTAGCTCCCTGCCTGTAAACATCGAAAGCCTCATCAACGCTTCCACCAGTCGCGTATCCCTGTTGAGCGGATACCCATAAATCTTCAAAGAAACCACCATCTTTAGGTAACTGCATCTCCCCTACGGATGCCGCTGTGCCGACCCCGTTCTCCGGTGACCATTCTCCTTTTAAGTACTGGGTGAGTTGCGCCTGCTCCGACTTATCAAAGCCCGTGCTATCAACCCCAACCGACCTATTACCTTCGCTATCAACTAATGTTGTTGTTATATTGGCTTTTCTTTGGGAAAAAGTTCTATATCTAAGCTCGTCGTCAGTCATAGGTCTAGAAGTATAACCTCTATCAGCTAATACCGGTGGTAGACCTGGACCTTTACTAGTCGGCTCTGCCACTACAGCCTCTTCACTGCTAGGCGGAGTTGCCACTGCCTCAAAGCCATATCTATTCTTAAAACTATCTAAGTCTTTAGAGTATAACTCTTTCTCGCTTAAGCCCTGGTGTAAAGCTTTAGCGCCTTCTTCATTCCCATACTTCTGTTGAAACTCCTCGAAAGATTTACTATATAAACCTTGTTCTTGGAGCTTTTGCCATAATTCTTCCATGTAGAATATTTTAAGGTTTAATCAAACATTGCTCCATCTAACAAACCTGACGGCCCCGCTTGCCCCTCTAATATACGAAAGAGTTCCACGTATTCCTTACTTTTACCTTTCATAAAATCTCTCACTTTTATGGCGGTCTCGGGATTCGTTGGGTTATAATTATACATCCACTCCCCTTTGTCATTTTTTGAATACTGGCTAAGTGATCCAAAATCTTCTTTCCCCCCTATTACTATAGGTTTTCTTTTAGCCTCGTACCGTTTTGTCCGCTCCTGTTGTTTTAATAGCTTTTCCCTTTTCTCCCATTCCGCTATTTGCACGGCTGCCGGCACTTCCCGCGCGCCACTTGTTTTACTTGTAGTCTTAGTTTGATGCTCGGCCCGACCTTGTTCCCAAGCTACCTCTTGCTGTGCCGTTTGCCACTCCGCTAGATAACCTCTCGCAACGCCCGGGTCCTGCTCCATAGCGTCGATGATCACGTCCATATCGGTGTCAATTAACGCTTTCATTTTAGCCACCTCCTTATCGTCGATACTACCGTCATTGTTCCCAATTACGTCAGCAAACTGTGTTATCATGTCGGGGTGTGATTTAATATGCTCTGCGAAAGTGCCTCCCCCTCCGAAGTCTTCTCTTATTAGAGCCGGGATCATATCGTCTGTTATGTTAATCTCGTTGTTCCTTTGGGTACTGTTTTTATTAAACGGTTTACCAGACGCCCCAAGCTCCATACTAGCCTGTATAGTCACCATGAAATCTTTTTCCTGTTTAAGGGGCTTGACGCCTTTAGCAAGCATGTCATCAACCTCCCTACGGGTCATAGTTCTAGTCTTACCGTTTTTCAGTTTAATATCAAACACCATCTCCCCTTGATCACCAAACCTCACGGTAGCAGTTTCCCCATCAAGTTTCGTCAACGCTTTAATTATCTCTCTATTCTCCGCATTTTTCGGACCTAAGAAAGACTGACTCCAGCCTACCCCATCGTGTATCTGCTTAGCGGTTTCCATGGTCCCTTTCCACCCCTGCAAGCCAGAAGATCTAGAGCCCTGGTCTTTAAGCATGCGCTTTTGCTTCTGCCTGTCCCCTTTTCTAACGGCCTCTAAGTACTCATCTTTGTAGCTTGCCTCTATAGTTTGGAACTGGTCGAACAGCTCTCCCGATGCCCACGCCCCTTTATCATCCATGGCGTCGAACCCAACGTCCCACGCTTCTTCACGCGACGCGGTATCCTCTTGCTTCTCTACTATTTGCTCTTCTACTCCTTTAACAATACCTTGCAAAGCTTCTGCGCCTGCGGCTTTCGCTAGGTGCTCTTGGGCTTTTCCACCTATCCCAGCACCTTTAACCGCCGCTAAAGTCCCGCTACTTAATCTATAATTTACTCCTGATTCTGCCATGATTTATTGCATTATTTTCCAGTCATACCACTCCTGTGTGCCATATGGGGGTTCTACATTAGTGTTCGAGTTTGTGCTCATCCCTCCAAGTTGGCCAAGAAGATCACTTGTGGTACCTTGCGTACCGTCAGGTAGCGCGCCTGTTTCTAAACTCTTATCACCACCCCATCCACCAGCTTGTCCTGCGAAACTGGTTACCCCAGCAGCAGCATCACCTACACCTGCCCACATCTGCGCTTGACCAGCGGCTTGTGCGGTGTTAGCGTTCTGTACATCTCCGGCAGACATCCCCATCATAGATTCAATTTTACCGAACTTCATATTTCTACTCATAACCTCTCCACCTTGTACTCTAGCTTCATCTTGTGCTTGTAGTTTTTGGTTAGCAGCTTCTTGTGCTCCGATACTAGCACTAGATTTCTGAGCTTGCAAAGAACCTTCGTTAGCTAAAGTCTGAGCCAAAGCCGCTATACCAGAACCACCAGCCGCGCCACGCATCTGCTGCATAACATTGGCTTGACTTTGCATAGCCTGTTGTTTTGAGAATTCAGCCTCTTGAGTGTTAACTTTTAAATCCTCCATAGTGTTTGAGTATGGATTGCTAGTGTCTAAAGCCGCAAAAGCTTGCTTGTGCTTATCCATCTCCTCTCGAGCTTTACCAGCCTCGATCTTCGCAGCCTCGGCAGCTTTACTACCCTGTACCGCTTTGTATACCCCTAAACCAGCGGATATCACAGCGGATGCAGCTATTACAAAACTCATAACCTATTTATTTTTAATATATTCTTCATATTCCTTATAACTTATTGCTACGATGTCTCTCTCTAGTTTATCCACATCCTCAGTGTTCTCAGGATTTTTATGTGTGTTATACCATATAGAATCTTCGTGCGCGTATAATACTCTTTTAATCCCTGGCGTAGATACAATAAAACATGGAGCTATATGATCTATAGTCTCCTCTTCATTCATAACGGTTATCTTACCTGTAAGTAAGAAACACATATGTAAGTGCTTATGTATAGCACCCACCACAACGGTATCTTTATACATAGTCATTTCCCTTACGTAAACCCCATCCATAAAGAAGTGCCTAATGGGGATTAACTCACTATTTGTTACTATAGGTTTATCGTCTGTGCCCGCAACTATAGTATCGCCGTTTGCCATGCTTTTCAAAGCCTGCTCTAAATCCACAACAGCCGATCTAAAATCAACCGCCACTTCTGCGCTAGGCCTTTTCTGTAATGTGTTGTCAGCCATTTAATTTAATTCAATTGTACTAATATATAGTTACACTTTTTAGCTCTTATTTACTACTCTCAAACGTCTCTGTACCTATACTGAACAATTCAGCTTTATCCTCGTCATCACATACGAACTTTGTTTCCGCGTAGTACCCTAACAAAGAGCTCATATTTGCTTTTTCACTTTTAGCAAATAGTATAAAACTATCATCAGGTATAGTGGCACCAAGACCGGTGCTACATATAATACTAGGTGTGTTGGATGTAGGGTTATTTATCTCTCTAATTTGACCTATCTCAACTAAATTGTCTTGGACGTTTACAGTAAACCCACCGCGAGTCTCAGTGGTAGCGGCATACGCGAAATCCCCAACTTGGCAGGACGCATTTAAAGGGTTTGTAAAGTGTATTGTTATGCTAGCCATTATTAAGTTACGGTTATCATGTCATCGATAAACATGTAGATCTTTGAGGTGTTATCTAGTTTAGAGACATTTAAATATCCTGAGATAATTATATTATCACTTTTCTTTTCAACGCTCAACTGTTCAATTGCTATGTTGGGGTTACCTTTGCCCCCAAAAGCTATGTCATCCTCATCAATTACCCCCGAGTGTGCTTGGTTTAAGGTAATTGTATTAGTGCTATAAGAGACACTATTAACAGTTGTATTTGACGGTATCCCGGTTCCCGTAACAACCATAAATGGAAAAATCCCGTTAGTGTCTAATACCACTAAACTAGAGGCGCCAAGTTGGTTTCCATCAACTTGCTGTACTACTTTTTTCTGTAAACCCCACACGCTGCCACCATGTTTATTAGAGGAGTTGACGTTTAGAGTATTCGGCGAGGAATTTGGAAGCACTGTAAACGAAAACGGAAGTACGTTCCCTGCTTTAGTAAAACACTTTAAGCTATGATCTATAGCACCCTCTGTATTTTTGTTCAAAATAACATAATCCCCTTTGATCTGTTTTATAACTGTATTGTTAGGTATGTTATTACCTGATATATACATCCCAGATTTTAATTTAGAACCTTTAGAAGACATAGCTAACTTATTAGAGGCGTTAGGTGCTTTGGCTCTAAATGTAATAGTATTAACCTTCGGGGTTTCGTAGGTGTCTCCAGAGTATCTAATTGGCCGCGTGATAGAGAGCTCACTGGGTAACGTGCCAAAATTACTACTTGTTTCAGTTAATAATGCTATATCAACTGTATTTGTTCCGTGTTGAGACACTTTTAAACCCCCTGCGGAAGTCGGCACGTCTGCCCCCAAAGTAGCTCCACCCACACTTGTTATAATTATATCAACGTCAGAAGAAGTAGACGCCTCAGGGACAGTTAATAGGTGAGCACCTATACCGCTAGCGGGTATGGTCCCAGCTTCACTAGCCACAGATGAACCATATGTCCCGTCCCAATTGTAGTAGTCGTTAGATGTAGTGTTTTGCGCGGATATAGTATACTGTGTGTCTGCGTCGCCTAAAACCTTAATAGGGACTTCGCCGCCCTTTGCCCCAATTTTCCCATTAAGAGCTACGTTGGTAACTGTATTACTGGTAGAGGTGTTTTCAGGATTAATCGTAAAACCTATATTAAACTTGTTGTTGAAGTCACAAGCTGAGAACGATTGTGATGATGTGGTTTCGCTATAGCGTATAGTTGTGTACCACCCACTTATTCCTTGAAACCATTGCACGCCTACATAAAAAGAATCCTCAAACCCCTCGTCAGGTTCTACAATAGCGAAGGGAGCTTGCAGAATATAACCAGCGTTTGCTTGAACTGTTAGAGTTGCCAATAGATGATCACTCATCCCGTTCTCGTAATGCCAAACCTTTTTTATGTGGTTAACACCTGCGCTACCTGATTGTATAGTGCTAGCTGTATTGCTATGCGTATCTAGGGTTACCGTTGCGTTAGCAGAGTAAGGGTATTCTATAGTTACGCACGCTCCATTTACGTTGTTCGTAACAGGGTTAAGAGGGTTCTCATCTATATCTATAAATATATCAGAGTCTGCGTTAAACATAGCACTCTCACAAGTTGCTGTAGCTCTTACGTTTAACCCGTCTTGAGAGAACGCCACACTAGTGACTATATTATCTACATTACCTCCAATCCATGTATTACTAGTCGTCTCTTCCGCTCCACCTATAATAAAATTCTCAGGGGTTATGCTATAACCTGCAACTGGAGTTATAGTAACATACAGGAGAGTTGAAAACTCATGCGATTCTCCGATAGGCACCGCTGTGTCTGGGTGTAATGTATCTGCATTCCAATTTGGCATACCTAGTACTTTTTATTTATTAATCCCATATCGTTCCTGAGCTGCTTGAGCTACTATTTTTTAGTGTGACTGTTACGTCTCCAGTTTCTGTGCCAGAGTACGAGGTAGACGAAGCTACTCCTAAACCTTGGGTGGCGAATCTATCTAGTTTAGGAAAAGCTAGCGCATCATTTCCAGTTGGCACTCCAAACCATTTCCCTTCTTTTTCTTTAAACTCTATCACGCCTCCAGTCTCCATGTCTGTAGTAACGCTTTCTACATACCATCCTTTTCTATCCGCTAAGTTAAAGTACTCTCCGTCGTAAGTTGTCTCGTTGATATCTAAACCCTCGTTAACACTATAGTCACCTGTTAGAATACTATCTTCTGAATATTCAAATGCTGTAATTTTAGCCCTAGACCCTTCGTAATTCATAGTGTTAAAACTCTTAACACTTCCTTGCGTATCACTGAATATAACGGTAACAGTAGAGGGTATTGAATCCTCCCCGTAGAAAGAGTTGTGCACTGAATTATGATGGTGCTTCCATAAATTACCTTTTGCAAACGTATAAAACTCATTGTTTAAACTCACCCCGGTTTCAGGTAGAAAGCTTTTGAAACTTACCCAAGATTTACTCATCTCACTATATGATACAGTGTTTTGTAAAGGTGTACTTAAGTTGTATTCTCTAGTCTTATCGTCAAATGTACCTACTAAAGGACTTCCATTAGCTATAGTCTTTAATCTTAAGAAGTAACTCTCCATACCATAACTAGATATGGGCCTTACGCCTTCTGTTGACAAAGCTAAAACTCTACCGCGTGAAGCGTCTGTAAAGTACGCTGTAGCTGGGGCCACAGCTAAAGATTCTGGGTTTTTAGATATACCGTAATCCCCCGCATAAGGCTGAGTGTTACCCACTACTTTACTACTAGCTATTACATTTGCACTACCGTCAGCATTGTATAAAACATCTTTGTTGGTTTCACCTCTAAGAACTTTATCTTCACAGAACATAACTAACCTAGTGTCTCTATTTAATAATCTCTGTATACTGCCGTAGGACGGGTTAAGATCTTTAGTTATAGCCTCAGCCATGATAAACTGATTTGTATCATTAACACCCGACGTAGAGTTGTATATACCTGACCATATCAAACCGTGTTTTCTCCTCTCTTCTTTTATTTGCTCTGCTAAAACTGTAGAAGCTTTAACCCCGTTGTCCACTTGCGGGGCATTGTAATCGTCACGTATTCTATCAGACTCAACACCGTTACCAAAACTCCAGCAGTTGCTCCATTTTAACGTATGTTTCAACTGGTAAATCTGGCTTGTATCATTTATAGTAACCTCGTCAGAACTACTGATACAGGACAAAGATATTTTAGTGACTCTACCGTTAGGAGTTGTCACATTAAACTCCCCGTCTATATCATCATCTCCAGCCAAGTTACTTGTTAACTTTAACTTATTCCATAGACTCCAGCTCTCTACAGTGTTTATACTACCATCTGTTACGAATGTAGAACCTGAAGGTATTAAATCCTCGTTTTCGTTCTTACTACTCTTTAATCTAAGAGGAATGATATCACTAGCTTGGTAGTATATATCTATATCAACACTTTCCTTCGGTTTAGTCTCCCATACAGCTGGGTTCCGAGTAAACCCGCCACTAATATCGTTACCATCGTCATCTACAGTTGTGGGAGTTAGAATTTGAATAGCGTCAAAATCTGATCCATCGTGACGCAGCGCTCTAGTTATCTCTGTGAAATCGTCTGGATTTTTAGTGCCTGTAGTAGGATCGTATTCTTGGATGCCTTTACCGAACGGCTTATTAACCTTGAGTGTCCACCGTTGTCGTAGGTTCATAGGTTCCCACTGCCCCTCCGCGCTGTTTGTTCTGTAATTCCTTATTCCATAATGCCCATGCCGATATTCAGACACAGGAAATCCTGACCATGTATATGGTATACTAGAGTGATCCCATCCGTTTGCGTCTCCTAAATTCTCATTATTGTTTGTATAGAAATTGCCGTTTTGAGGAGGATTAAGTAAATCCGTCATAAACTCCACGGTATATACTGAATGATCTGGATCACGAGAGAACCTAAATTTACAGCCAGGGTTAAAGAGAGTTTCTATAAACCCTTTCTGCAATTGGTAGTTAGCATCATACTCTATCCTATTTATATTACCTACGTATTCAGTGAGCCACCAATCACTCTCACCGTCTTGATTTAATGTATTAATATTAACAGATAAGTAATGAGGACTTTGCGTAAAACCTGTCCAAGATATATCCATATATCCATTTGTCTCAGTGTTCCATAAACCTCTACTAGGTAACCCATGCGGGTCTCCTGGGTTATTGTATAGAGTGTCATCGAAAACATTGGATATACCATATTTGATAATATTACGAACCGCCCATTCATTATACACGCTTGGCTGGTCCCAGAAATTATTACCCCCACTTGTCACATCAAATCCAAACCCATAATCCCCAGTTGATTGTTGGGCTGATATATCAATTTGGTCTTGAGTGCTACCTACAACACCGTTCCAATAACCCTCGTCATATCCACCGCCATCGCCGCCGTCGTAGTAGTTGCCTGGAAGGTGCCGATCCATACCACTCCACGAAAACGCCGAACACCTATCTATGAAAAATGTCCCATGTTTCTCAGCCCAGAAATTGCGAGCACTTTCAGCACCACCATTAAGAGCGTCATGCGTGTTAGTTGTTAAATTCGTTGCAGTAGGTAGTGTAGGGCCGTTGGCGTCAAATGCATCACCCCACACATAGGGTGATTCCCCATCAGGTATAGAGTTAGTGTGTTCTGTAGGGTGGTTTGCGTTAGCAAGAGCGTTACTAGCATCTCCATGCCAGTGTCCAGGAGATATAAATGACATGGGTTCAGAACCCTCTAGTGTAGTGTAGCAATTATTGTTTATGTAACCTATCTTCTCTTCTTCAAAAACCACCCAATCATCACCTTCAAAAGCGGTTATGTAATTTGTAACATCGGTATCCTTCGCTATCTTTACGAAAAATCTGCCATCAAATTCGGGACGCGATTTAACTGTACCTTTATGAAACCCTACACGCAAAAACCCCTCTTCATTAGCGTTTAGTATACGGTGTTCAAATGTATTAGGCTGCCCGTCTACGGTAGCAAAAGCTAAATCTTCTCCTATTGTCCCGTGAAGATGAAAGAAATACTTATCATTAGCGGTAGTAACCTTATCCACGTCATACCAGTTAGATTTAATCTCATCAACATCCGCGGTAGAGAAGAATCTCAACCTCCACTCATGATCCGCGAAACCAGCAAGATCAACCGTGCTTATAGACGACTCGGGTATACTTATAACTCGCGTTCCTATAAGAGGGTATCCACCTTCACTCGTTCCTATATTGTCAATTGGATCATTATTAACATTTACGGTATTTTCTACGTTACCAACTCCTGTGTAAACCGTTTTAATAAAATCTGGAGCCTCGTTCTCTATTGCTAGGATTTTATATTCAATACCAGATCTCACAGGTATATTGTTACCATGTGCCTTTTTTAGATATAAAAATGTTTCTTCGTCCAACTTATTCCTTTCAGAAGAAGGGAAAGATATCCATACATTTCCGTCAGCGGCGTTGTACCACCGATCCATAGCTAAAGTGTAATACTCTACTGTAGGTTCTTTAATATAGTATGAGCAGTACTCTGCCCATGATGGTATCTCTGATATATCACTTAAACCCACATTTAACTTGTTAGTACTAGCAGATAGCAATACAGGGATTTTATACGCCGCTTGTTCATTGGTCATGATAGGCGTCTCTCTACCATATTTATCACTAAACACTACCCCCACTTGATACTGTCTTAAACTTTTTAAACTGTTACTCCCACCTAAACCGCTTTCTACTGCATCTATAGTAGAAGTTGAGATATCAACACTAATTGTAGGTTCGTTAACAACTGTACGACCATGTAAGTAGTTTCCGTAGATAAGTCTATTCGCAGAAACTTCTTGAGCTAAAGCCATCCTAGGAACATTATCCCATGGTCGTAACAATTGATTAGATGGCACTACAGCATGCACTATATCAGTCTCTAATCTATACTCAGCGTCTGTGGGCTTAACTGTCTTAACTGTGTAAACCGTTGGATTACCTGTTTCCTTATATAATAGATCAATATCTGTTACGCCATAAGGCATATTGACTGGGGTGTAATCTGATAACGTTAAATTACGTATAGTATTAATCATACCTTTATTAAACCCATCTTGCGCTATATATTCGTAGTTACCTGGTCTAAAAGTTATCTCTGACCAAGGTGCAAACGAGGAATACTCTCCATCTTGGTATTTGTATCTGTATGAAAATCTCGCGAACTTGTCTTCTAGTAAACCCTCTCCGGCATCTAAGTTAACTTCAAAACTAACCACAGCACTTGTTAGTTCCGGATTGATCGAGAGAACCTTAAACTTGTGTCCTACTGCTAGGGGGATTATAACACCATCTCCATCTACGGGTGGTTCCGCAGGTTCTACAACTCTAGCTTTTATATCATATCGACCATCAGTACCAGGTCCTTCTAAAACGGAAAACGTTACTAAATCTCCGTACCTAAAATCTACCACCGCCTCAAAAGTTAAACCGTCTATAAACCCTCCTGGAGGATTCGTCCCATTCCATATTGTAACGTTATTAACATACCCAGTGGTAGCATCCACCCGCTCGTCAATAGTGTTAAAAGCTTTTGTTTTTAAAGCTTGTTTAGGAGCTTTACGCACCACCGTAATATCCTGTAAAGACATGTGTCTTGGATAATACGGGTCACCTGATGCTAGTTGATATATTAATACACCCAATGTGTCCGCGGTACCGGATTGCACCTCTACAAACCTAGTATGCCAATCAGAGTTATCACCTACGAAAACTCCATCTCCTGTAAAATCTCCACCTGGGTTCACGGGTGGTGTCAATGTCGAACCTCCTGTTCCAGCAATAGATCTAGCGATATTTATCCTCTTAGGCTCAGACGCGTTATCTGTCCAAAACAAAGTGTCTTCAAGTATATTAACACCTGTTATGAGACCTGTTTTAGGCAGTTCCAAAACTCTGCGATGCGTAAATATCGGGTCAGTGGTAGATATACCCACATCCAAAGTAACCGTTAAATTATTAACCTCTGTTATCGTGTAATCAACCCCGTCAGCAGAGTACCGCATACCAGGTCTTAGAGTTCTCTTTTCCGCTTCAGTAACGGTCATGCTCGTGCCGCTAAAAGTACCTGTGATTTTGCTTTCGTATATATCTACAAAAACATATTTTATTGTGTCTGAGGTGTAGTCGTATTCAAGGATGTAATCTTTTCTTAAATCATCGCCCTTGCCACTAATAAAATAATATATCTTATCTGTAGACACATGTTTGACCATGCCCACGCAGACCCCATCGTCTGTAGAGTATACGTCTCCGCCTCCTAAAGAGTCTATCTTAGTATTACCTTTAATATTCTGCAATGCCCCAACATCTCCCGTGTCAGAGGTGCTAACCTGGATATTTAAAGCGTCTCTATACTCCCCATTTTGGAGTGTACGTTCGTCAGCGTCTTTATTCATCCTCGCTTTCGCAAAGTTGCGTTTCATCTCTGGCATGCTTAGTGCTTTATCATTTTAGAACCACCTCGTAGTATCTGTGTTATCTCCTCAGGTTTTATATTAGATAGCCTAAGTTTAGCTTTCCTAGTCTCAGCAAATCTCTCCTTTTTAATATGTGCTAATGTTCCCGCGGGCGTATCTTTTCTAGCTAGCAACGCCCCGTAAAGGATATGCTTGTATATAGCTTCCTCTGCGAACTTAGGCACTAAAGAGTTTGTTAAGTCTACAGTATAGTCAGCAGACGCAAGACCATCGCTGATGTACTTGAGTATTAGAGTTTTCCCGGCTAAAGCAGATCCAAAGTGAAACTTCCCAGCTTTGTGATCTATATAGAAACTACCATTAGCTTGAGAGTACTGCGGGTCTATACCAAATCTTCCTCCCTCACCACCTAAAGGTATGTCGACGTCTGCTTCTGTTACTGCAGTAGCGCTTTTGAAAGCCGTTTTAGTATCTGAATCCTCAGTAGAGGTTATATCTGTCCCTGGGGTAGCGGTTTCAAAACCTCCCCACTCCTCCACAGGTTCCACTATATTACTTGGATTAGATGTTTTAGAAGCTGGGTATATAAGTCTTTCTACCCCATTGCCGTCACTCCAAGATAGTTTAACATAGTTAACATAATCCAGTGGCATAACCAAAGTTAAACTAGGTGGCACTTCTACCTCCCATTCTTTAGTAGAGTTTAATGTATCATAACTAAGTTCCTGTAACGCGCGCACCGCGTGAAACGTTATATCCGAAGTGATAACATTCTCGCATATCTTACCATCACCTACGTATGTAGCTGTAAAAGACTTTATGATCTCCGCTAGTTCTATAAACCGGTAGTCACCATGCGCTCCGTCTTCGCCATAATAAGTACCTGGATTGTTGTTAGTTAAAATACCCATTTGTTATACAGTTTGAAGTTGTTGTTCGTTTAAGTTCTTTTGAGATATCGTTTGAACTAAACCTACTTTATTTATCACTATACCCGCCATCCCCAATACTCTATTTACTAATGTATCTTCTTCTGAATCGTGCAACTCGAAATCTGTCGTAGTGTTAGCATTGTACAAAGCTTTGTCATTTATCACAACATACCCCCAAGTCACACTGTTAGGTTTAGTCACAGCGTCACATACGACGCTACCTGATACAACCGTTGAACCGTTGTTGTATATTCTAACATCCCCGCTAGTCGAAGTCGAGTCAGCATATATCGGTTCTAAACTTATATGTCTCTTTGAGCCAGCGTATCTAACCAAGTCCGATTGCGACACCTTCTTACATGTAACCCCGTTAAAATAAATAAGCCCAATTTGATACGCTTCAGGATATACCCAATAACCGTTACTACCGCTAACCAAAGCAGTGGCAGTGGTGAATGGCCTAAGCTTCGCGTCTAATAGCTTAGATATACTGGTCTCGGTGTCATCTGCTCTTACATCCTCTGATTTGTCACTACGATTCTTCTCGTAGAAATACGACTCAAATATCGTCATCTGAGCCTGGTTAGCGAGTAAGTTAAACTCCTGAGGGGTTATATAACCTCTCTGTTCTTTATTAGCTAATGCTAATACTCTTTGATATACTGTGTCTATACTTACTGCCATAATTCGTTTTTATAGTTAAGCAACCACCCGCGAAGGGCAGTTGCTCTCCCATGTGATTATTATTTTAATCTTTTTTCTATCCCTGTGTAGATGTCCATTCCCTCATCAGTCTTAAACCAAGCGGCTAAAGCTGAGTACGGGTGTTCATCAAAAGGAACAGTCATTAACTTCTGCCCGGTCGATTTGAGGTGAAACGTCCTTTGATTAGATGCTAATGTTATGATACTAGCTTCAACGGCTTTTACTCCTATGTTTCTTAAATGCACGTTGTCATCATTAATTAAACTCATGATGAGCTTTGGACTCTTCTTAGCCTCTATAAGTAAATCTCGCTTAAGCTCCTTAGAGCTCATCTTAGATACCTTAGAACCAATTATAGATCTCATAACGGCTTCAGCCATACTGATATCTAAGTTAATAGCCGCGTTTAACGCTTCCATTTCTGTTTCTATAGCCGCTAGCTCATCTACAGCTTTCTTTATTGGCTTGTGTTCATGGTATAACCTATTTAAACCTGGGTGGTATAAAGAAAGAAGCTTTTGGAGTTGTACTTTATTCTTAGGAACAACTAACATACCGTCTCTAAAGATGATATGAGCTAAGCGCTGCTGCCCCATCATTTCATCTACAAAAATAGTTTTTTGGTTAGTAGTAAGTTTTAACTCTCTTTCGTACCCTTTCTCTTCGTCGAACCAGTAGATATCTTGAGTCTTTACTATGTAGGCCACTGGTTTATTGTCGCCTTTTAAAAAATAAACCCTATCTTTAATCTCCCATTTAGGAGTTTTACTTTTTATTGGTCTCTCTTTATGTTGTACTGAAGTATCCTCTAATACAACTGTTTCCATGTAGGGTTCTTGAACCTCTACTTTTTTTGTTTGCTTTTTAGCCATAATATAATATAATATAAATTAATGAATAAAAGAGGTCAGGGCGAATCCCCGACCTCTTTCACATATGTGTACTACTATGATGAAGTCGCTATCTGGCAGAAGTTGTTTGCACCTTGTACAACCAAACATCTTTCAGATAAGAAATGCATTTGCATAGCATCCAAATCAGAAGTCACAGCTCCTACAGATCCCGTAGTCCAAGTTTTGAACTTCCGATTTTCTGTTTGAGAAGCTCTGTATCGAACATGAAGGAAAGGACGCTTAAGGTTCTTACCTAACTGTTGATCGTATACAGACGTTACTCCAGCTGGAACAAACATCCCGCGAATTTGATCTGCGTTTTCAGCAGTGCCGGTACCCATACCGAATCCTCCACGAGTTTGTGAGTCATTTAAGTACTTCCAATCAGATTTGTAGAAGTCGTAAGAACCTCTACGGAATCCAGAGAAACCTAAATTTATAGCCATATCTTCTTCGTTGTTAAATACACCGAAAGAACTACCAGCACTTGAGTTTACATCTCCTAGCATATCATCGATAGCTAAAGAAGTATCCCTGTTCACGAACATCATATACTCTTCAATAGCACCTTGCTTGTCAAACTCTTTGAGTATTAAATCAAAAGAAGCCAAATCAACACTTGAAGTTGTACCAAGAATACCATCAGAGAGGATACCTCGAGCTTGCACAGCTGAGAATAACCCTTCTGAACCAGCGATTGAGCCTTCTAGAAGCTCAGCATTATCAGCCATTTTAGATTCTAGCATAGCCATCTCACAGTAGTCCGCAAACCGCGTGCGAGTATCGCCCGAAGCTTTTAGATACCATAAGTATCCGTTTTGCCCGTCTTCACCAGAAACTTCAACCCACCCAATTTGAGAGGCATCAGATCCAGACACTTCGTACATGTCTTTAAGGATAACCATCTTATTCTTGAAGGTTTTGTGAGCCGGTTGTATAGCCTCTTTTCGGCCTGTAGTTCCCTTTGAATACTCAGAACCATATACAAATATCGATAAAGGATCGTCTGCACCCGCTCCGTTGCCCCATCCTAAAGAAGTACCTAAGTCAGTACCCTCGTAAGGGATAAGTAAAACCTCCCCAGTTAGTAGCGTGAGAGCACCTGCTACGTTAGCAGCGTCAGCGTCTCCGAAAATAGAAGCTACGTAACACGGTATTGATGAGCCCTTAGCATTAGAAGACACTATAACAGTATCCCCAATTCTAAGACCGTGAGTACTTAAACCGTCAACAATACCATCAGTTGAAGCCTCACTACCTGATGCTGCTGTATCTGCTTTTAAAGCTCCTTCGTATCTTAAGTGTAGTCGACCTTGTTCTGTCCAAAGAACTTGATCCGAAGCTGAAGCCTCTTCGGCTCCAACCATTTCTAGAAAGCCTCCGATAGTTCTGTTTCCAAATACCTCAGCTTCTTTATCCATTAAATCTGGTAGATATTGCTTAGCCCATCCGTCGTCGCCGGAGGTGAAATCCAAGTAATTAGTTACCAGTGTTTGTTTTGTGGGTGCCCCTACGCCGTTATTCCCAGATTGATCAATTATCGCCATTTTATTTTAATTTTTAGCGGTTATTTTTATTTTTAATTCTTACCTTGAAGTCGTTAGAATCGTTGCCTAGAACTTTAAACTTTAAACCACCCACGGTTGTTTCCCCATGAGATTGTCTGGCTGTAGTGTTTATGTTTTTGGCTTTCGCAACACCTTCTTTTAAAGCATCGGCTTTGCCTTGCTCGTAGAAATGCTGCGCCACAGTATCAGGGTTCATAGCTGTAAAAAGACCTTTGTGATACCCGCGAGCGTCAGACATAGAATTGGATTCATCGAGAAACTTTCCGATGAAATTGTTTATGTCGCTCTGGGTTTCTTTGGTGCCTTGTACATCTTTAACATTATACCTAAACTTTTTATCCCCCACTTTAAAATCAAAACCTTTGAATTTATCGTTAAAGACTTGGTTAGTCTTTTGGTTGAAGTTGGCTTTTTGTTTTTCTGCCGCTGATTGGTTTTCCTTTGACTCCTTGGTATGTCTATTAAAGAACTCCATTGCCTTCTGCTGCTCACTTGTGAGCTTACTTCCAGCTTTGATCTCTTCATAGTATTTAGACTTTTGCCCGTCTAGATAGGTCTTGGCCTCGGCAACTTGCTCTTTGAGGGCCAATTTTTTTCTTTTAATATCTCTTTCATCATCTATATCCTCGTCAAATGAGAAGTTGTCTTCCATAAGGAAGTTAATCTCCTCCGAGTCTAGATGAGGTTTAGTTCTTTTGTAATATTCAAGTAGAGCTTCTTGACTGTCTAAGTCTTTAACATCTCTATTAAGGTTAACGTAATCTTGAAGATCTCCACCCGTCTCGTCCATAAAGTCTAACAACTTCTGGACGTTCTCTGGTATAGCTTTCCCTAGCTCTTCATTCTCATCAAGAGCCTCTATAACCTCTTCTTCAGTAACATCCTCTTCGTCTGTTATCTCTTCAAGCGCGGGCGCTTCGTCATTAGCGTCCTCTTCTTGTGGAACTTCACTAACTGCCTCTTCGACATCGGTTTGAGTTTGAGTTTCATTTACTACTGTTATTTCCTCTTCTTCCTTATCCTCTACCTCTTGTTTAGGTTCTACGGGTTTAGTTAAATCTACTTTATAAACCTCAGGCTCTGCCGCTAGAGATTTCATTTTTACTTTTGTAACGTTTTTACTTGTAGTAGCCTCCTGGGCCACTTCTTCTTTGGTTGTTTCAGCCATAATAAAATATTATATAATTAATTATCTTCCAATCTGTGGGTTGAACTTATCTAAACCCATTCCGCCTCCTAGGATATCATTACCTGAAGACTCAAACTTTTTAGCACTTTGCTTGATATTTTCTCGTTTATCTTTACCAGCTTCTTTCATACCCTCTAACTTCTCGGTAGATTGGCGCTCTTGATCGCGTAGACTTTGATTGAGGTCAAACTCAAACTGCATTAGTTCTTTCTTTAATCTAACCTCTTCTTGCAAGTGTGTTAGCTTAGACTGCGACTTGGTTGTCTCTAGTTGAAGGTCCGTTTGAGCTTTTGCCTGATTTTTTTGTATCTCAGCATTAGCTGCGGCTTGTTGAGTTTGCGCATTGGCTTGTGCTTGCGCTTGAATGTTCTCTTGCTGGAGTCTCTGATCACGTTCTTGTTTTTTCCTACGTTTTATTTTTAATACCTGGTTCGCGAGTTTTACGTTCCTAACATCTCTGATATCTATAGCGTCGTCTAAGTCTATCAGTTGTTGAGACAAAGCGGTCTGTATATTGTTCTCTAGCATCTGCTTCTCCTCTTCGTCTGGTTCTAGTTCTAGGAATATACCAAAATCATATAGGTGTAATTCAGACATCTCTTTAAGTGTAGCTACGTTGTGAGCCCCTATAGCTTGGACAAAAGCATTCGCCGTAGGAGAATACTCAAGTATATCAGATATGCGTAAAGATAAAGCTTCGACAACCTCTGACGTTAAGAACATAGAGCCAAGCAACACATGTCTAGTCGCCACGTTGGAATTCGCTGCCGCTAATTTCTGCACCCCAACCAATGACTTAGGGTCTGGTGAGCTACCATCCCTGGCCTCGTTCAACCCCGTCACATCGCGGATCATTTGTAGGTAGTAGTTATACGTGTTTATTAAACTACCGATTTTATTCTGTCCAGCCCCGTTAGATATCTGTTGGATAGGAATCTTCCCTGGGTTTGGATCTCCTTCCGAGGTGAAACTTCTACCTATAACACTACCTGTTTGGAAGAACATGTTAAGAGCTTCCTGCGGGCTGTAGTTCGTGCCGTTACCTAAATCTATCTCAGCGAGCCCGTCCGCGTCGAGGTACACCCCATCAGGTACCATACGTGACATAATCTGCTGCAATTTGAGATGGGTTAATTGTATGGTGTCTGCAAACCCGGTGATGCGACTCACTATAGATTCTATTCTACCTTGGTACATTCTAGGTGCAACTATAGAGTAGTTCATTTTAACTTTGTTAAAATCACTCTTACTGCGCATCATGTTCTCAGCCTTCTCCCATTTAAGCAACTTGTCAGTACCTAAAACCATAGCGCCCTCAAACACACACTCTATAGATCTTTGCAATCTTTCATACCCGCCTTCTTTATCCGCGGGCGGGTTAAACGTGTCTGTCTTCTCTATAGCCTTATCTCCGCCAGTGCCGGTCTCTTTGATTTTGTATACGTCATTAGTGTGCGTTCTAAAATTAAAGTACAAAACCTGAACCTTATTTTTATCGGCGCTTTGGACGTTCCCGCGTTTACTATTGTTCGCGTATATCTCTTCTAAGTCTGATTCCGTTAAGGTATCAAACTCTCTGGCTAATTCGTTTATAGGGATAGTTTTAACTTCACCTACGTAATATATATCCTCGAAGTACGGGGAATCTGTGTGTGAATAAACAATATTCGCTGGATCAACATACTCTATAGTAACCCCATCGCTCCAGTTAAAGTTTGTTTTCACGCACCCTATACCAAGTACGGTTAAATCATACAGTAATCTGCGCCGGGTGAGATCATATTTATTCCCGTCTAACAGGACGTTTATAGCCTGCTCTTCCGCTATTTCCACAGCTTGCTTATAGTTAAGCTGCATGTGTAAATCCAACTCCTCCTTACTATCCGGTAAATCTTCTTTTTTATTCTCGTACAAGTCTACGTTAAATAATTCCGCGGCTTGGTCATTATATGCTTGCGCATCCATATCGCGCATTATAGATTCCATATACTCAGTCCTCTTACTTACCCCAGCCTGATCTTGTGAGTACGCTTTAACGTTGAACATCCTCTCTGACATGCCATTCACTACAATGTCTACGAACTTAGGTATAATAGGCACGGGTTTCCAATCTAAATTAAGATAGGACAAATCACCATTAATAGATAATTCATCCTTGTACTTTTGTATAGATTGCTCTCCTCGGGCGTATAGCCTTAAGTTATGAAACTTTTGATTAGTTGCGGCGTATCTGTTGTTGTGAGAATCTTTGAACCACTCCTGCCCAATAGCTTTGGCCACTTTAAGCCCATACTCTGAACTCATTTTCTCTAGATCTGGGACCGCTTGAGATGGAAAATTAACATGCACTGACTCAGCCATATTTTATTTTATTATTTGGGACATGAATCCCTTATTGTTATATTTTGCTATACTTAGATTTACAGGTGTAGCGGTTTTATCTGGGTTTGGTTTATACAGATGTCTATTACAAGCCATGATAGCTAAACCAGAGCTTATAGAAGCGTCGTGTTTAGTTCTCTTATTTATATCAAATCTAGCCCAGTCATTTAACAATTCGTTAAAATACACCGACCCGTAATTCCCATCGCCCAAGTGGCCCACATGACCCTGTATATACATCTCTATCGCCGCGGCGTGAGCCTGCTTAATATCTTCACTAGAGTTTGGGATACCCCCTATTTCTTTCTCGGTCTTAGATAACTTGTTCCAGATCTTATCTGGCCTGTTCATGCTAAAACCCCTATACCCTCTTCGGCGTAGGTAGTATAGTAACCTTGGTTTATTATTCTCACACAGTAGAGGCATGCTGTAAAACACTAACGCCATAAGGACATCTTCGAAAAATATCTCTGCGGTTTGAGGTCTTGCGATGTATTCTAAGAAAAACGTACTTGGAGGTGCGTCTTCCATAGAGAATTTAGTTAATCCGTGAAGGGCCCCTTTCGATCCTTTGCCATCAACAGTGCCGCTAATATCATAACTATCACAGCCGAACGCCCCAATATGAGTATTGCCTGGGTGCTTAATTCCATTCTTTGTTATAGTTTTGTTTTGCAGGTGCGCAGGCGGTACCCAACTAATTTTAAATCTTCCGCTTGGGTCTGGGTAAAAAACTACTTTAGAGTCTTTGATACCGTTCTCCCACTGGAAGCTACCTATAGTTACTGGGGCATTATGTCTGCTACCTTCGTTATAATCAATCTGTTCGTATATCTTCATTAAGTTGAAGATACTGTTTTTACTCTCATCCCGGAATGCGTGCTCCTCGGTTCTAGGGAACTGCCGATAGAATTCGTTTAAAGCATCATGGTCATCCTTAAGTCCCTCAGCCTCGTTCTCCCAACTATCTATAACCCCAATGTCTATTAGTTCACCGTCCGGTCCCAGTCGCACATCATCACCTGGATTATTAAAGACTGGAAATCCGTACTCGTCAATAAATCCTTCATAGTTCCATTCCATTGGGACAAAGAGAGAATATAACCCAGACTTTGTTTGTCCATTACGGTTTCGCCTTGATACATCCGAGTCATTAAAAAGTTTTTTAAAATTATTACCTCCTTTATCTAACGCGTTAGAAGTAGAACCCATAAGGCATTTGCCCACGATTCTACTACCTAGTCTTAGACAGGTCTTAGTTACCCGCCAATTATTTAATATGTTATCCGGTCTCTCCCACTTACCACTCTCATCGTGGACTAGCAGGCTTAACTTCTCACCGTCGTAGCTGTTGTCCCCGGTATTCTTCCAATCTATAGTGGTATCGAGACCCACTATCTCTTCGAGCTTTTCGTTACTCTGTATCTTCTTCCGCGTAAACTTACTCGCTGGAACCCTATAGGCCAACTCCGATTTCGGGCGATCCATACCATCTTGTATGGGTTTAAAGAAGAATGGATAGTTTATAGATATAGGTACCACTTTGTCTGTGAACATCTTCTTAGCATCTGCACCAGACTTAGAAAGTATACCATATCTACTATCACTCGATATAGTGGCTAAGTTAACTGTTTCAGCAGAACTCATAAAAGAAAATCCCGAACGGCGATTCTTAAGGTAGCACATACCATAGCATCTCTTATCAGCCTTGCATGCCTCCCAAAATATAAAGAATAGCCGATTAGCCTCTCTAAAGTCCGGGGCTCCGACATCTATCTTACTCCACTGGAGATACATGTAGTGACTACCGGTTATATACGTGGGTGTTCCTCTATTATTGAACCAAAAACCTTCCTCCCTTCGTCTGAACTCTTCATCAATATAATCGTGCCATTTGTCTTTATGCTCGTCTGGATAACTCCTCCAATCGAATATAGTTTTCAAACGACTCAACTCCTTTGGCATCTCTATCTTCTCCCACTTTTTCTTCTTCTTATGTTCGAAGACGTTGACGGGTTTAGGTAAAGCTATTTTAAAACCTTGTATGTCGTATATCTCACCTATAACCCCATTCCTCGACAGCACCACTATATCATGATCTTTATCGTAGCCGTACTTCCACTTCTTACCTTTATTAAGCCTACTTAAAGTAGTCTTCTTTATAGGCTCTATTATTTTTAATAGCGACTGCTCGTACATTACTTAGACCTGCCTTCTGCAAAACCTTTAAAAGCTTTGCTTTTCCCGTCTTCAGGCACACGGCCTTCTAATAAGTTTTCCTCTTCTTGGATTCTATTTAGTATCTCAAAAGCGTCGAATATAGCAAGTTTCTTTGTAGCCGCTGCGTTCTTGAGTCTATCAGCGGTGATATCATCGCCTGAATCTACAATAGCCTCTTTAGCTACTTTGATTAACTCTTCAACCGCTTTGTGCCCAGCTTGGATTATATTCCTCTTCGTCTCCTTGATATTCATATTTAATTGTAATAAATTTCGACATAACCCTATACATTCTCCGCCCGTCAACCACAAACTCAAACTCATCACCCGGGGTAAACCCAACCATATCCCCTTTGGAAACAGTTCCATCAGAGTATTTAACCACCCCCATTAAAGGCCTCTCTTCCTCAAGACTGAGTTTGTCAATGGTCTTTATAGGCTGCACGAAGCAATAACCCTTAACGCACTCCCAACCGGCGCCGGGGGCTTTAGTTAAAAACACTTGGTTGGGTTGAACAAAATATTCACCTTCACGTAGATAACTCCTGCTATTCTTTTCGCGGGCTTTTACGTCGTGCCACCGCCTGAAGACATTGTGGTGTAACACAATAAGATCCCCCTTAGATAAGTTAAGTAGGTTTACCACCGGAACTTCTATAACCTCGGCCTCTCTGTTTATGTACTGGTGATTAAAAATCTCAGTGTTGAGTATGAGACTCTTATTCCCAATAGACTTGCTGTTGTTGTATCTCGAACCAGAAGGTTTGACTATAATATCATAAATCCCTCTCACTAGTATTCTAAATTGTATTCGACAGATATAGCCATGTTCTTGTTAAAATCTTTCCAGGGTATAACTATGTCATCCTTTTTTATGAATATAGAATACTTATCCTTAGATTCTAGTATGTCACAAATAGTATGACCGCCATACACACTCTGTCCAACAGCGTAGTGCATGGCGTCATTTTTGTAGTCTTTACCTATAGTTATCTTACGAATTAGGTGATCCGTCATCACTCACGTAATTAATAGCGCCCGTCTGAATGTCAATATCGTTAGTCCCATACTCGTCCGTAAGAGCGGTCTGCAGAGCGCTTAACTTATCGGTGCCTTGAAACAGGGCGTGGAGTGTGTTGTGCTTCCTCGCTTCCATGGCGCCAACGTCAAACTGTAGTTTATTAACTGCCGAAACAACTTGTTGCAGTTCACTTAACTGCTTTTCAGATACCTTCTCTGGTTTTAGGTCTACGACCTTCTTCTTAGATTTTCCCATAATTAAATTAAATTTTACTTCTTTATTTTTTCAAATGATCTTCCGCCGAAGTATGCGCCGATCACGGTTATTAATACGATCTGTAATAGATCGGTCCATTTTTGTTCTACTGTAAAGTTTATGTGCCCAGCGTCAACGAATATTAGAATAACGGTGGATACAACTAAAAATACCAACATCGCGGGGCGAACATTTTTTGCTAACCAAGAATCGGATCGCATGTCTGCCACCCACCTCTCTGTAATGCTTTTCTCTAGTTCTACCTCATGGTTTATTATAAGTTCCTTTATCTTCCTTTTAGCTTCCAGTTTTTCCTCTTTAGATGTAATTAAGTTATCTAAAGTGCCACCTATACTCTCTACTAATTTAGTAGCTCCACCAGAAAATATTTTCCCTAGAAGATTCACTTCTCTGCCTTCATAGCGGACTTCTCCCAAGGAAACTCCTCGCTTCCTTCGTCGCCCCACTTCCCGTTATACTTTATCTTGCCATCTTTTCTAGGGTACGTCTTACCCTCCCATCTCACCCAATCGTCTCCAAACGCAGCTTTACCGCTGTCCATATCTTTAACGTGCTGTCCTTCGTGGGAGAGAACTTTTTTTTCTAGCGCGCTACCTTCTTCGACTTCCTTAGATACACGCACCTCCCCTGGGTGGGCTTCACCCAAGGTGCCGTCTTCTAACTCGACGCCTCTCTTAATCTTAAACCCGAACTTATTCGTGATAGTTCCACCTGAGGCTACAGGGTAAGGTTTATTCCCGAGTTTAAAACCCATAGTGTTTACTTACGTCTATCTTTAATGATAGCGTTGATAAGCGTGTCAATCCACCCGAAGATCTGGTTATCCGCCTCTGTTGGAGTTAAATTCACCACCACCTTCGCAAGGGCCATTAGCGCTATAAGTAGCGCTGCCCAGTTTGTTAATAAAAATTCTTGCATATTATATTGATTTGTTATTATCTATCTTTATCTCGTATCATATCATCTATAGCTTTGTTATAGACTTTGTCTGTATACGATTCATTGTTGTAAAAAATACTCCGGTCTGAGGTAGGTAAATCTTCCTCGCCTAGCAGTACTCGGTATATGCGACTCACAAGTTGAGAGCATTTAAAAGAGGTTTTAAACACAGAGTACTTAATACTCGTTCGGTTTCTATGTCGCCAGACTTCTATCCACCCGGCTGATCGGAGTCTCTCCCATCTTTTCTTATCCCAAGAGTATGTATAAACCCCATCGATGAAATCGTTTCGGGTGAACCTACCTTTGTGATCTAGGTATATCATAAGCTCTAAATCCGCGTCTGTTAACCCATACGTCTTACAAGCCCATTTCCTAACTATCCTATAGTATTTTAGGATGTGCATCTCTTTAAGATCTTGGGCTGTAATCCTCATTCCACTAAAACTATATCTCTAGCGCGTATAACGTAGTACATGGTATCTTTCCATGTTATCCCGTGTCCAGCGTGTTTATCGTAGAACACCGTGTCCTTCGCTTTAACCCCCTCTACTAGGTTTCCAACCGAGATTATAGTAGCCTTTACATACCTATTGTCACTATCTAGAGCTTCAGTGAGAATTAACCCACCAATTTTCTTTGGCCCTATTTTCTCTTTATCTACTATTACGTAATCGTTAATGGCTTTCATCTGCTCTAGCGTTTGAGATTACACAATCAGCGGATATGATGGTTGATACTACAGAGCAAGCATTCTTCAATGCAGACTTGGTTACAAGTACTGGGTCCACTATCCCAGCCTTAACCATATTAACGCTTTCACCCGTTATAACGTCTATACCCTCTCCTTCTACTTCGCTGTAGTTTGGAAACTCTATGCCCGCGTTATCGAGTATAACCTCAAATGGTGCCTGTATAGCTTTAAGCAGTATCTCTTCCCCCACACTTGTGGGTTCGATTTTTTGGGCGGCATCCATTAAAGCAACGCCACCTCCAGATACCACACCTTCTTTTAAAGCGGCTTTAGTAGCGTATATAGCATCTTCAGCTCTATCTTTCTTTTCTTTAAGCTCGACTTTAGAATCAGCTCCAACTCGTACAATCCCTACAGACCCAGATAAAGACGCGAGTCTTTGCTCTAACTTCTTCTTTATAAATCCGTTTTTCTCCGCGGCAATCTTTTTAGTTACTTCCGCGATTCTTTCGGTTATCTCCTCAGTAATCTCCTCTAAGGTTATTACTGTAGAACTATCATCTGTAACAACACTTTCGGCTTCCCCTAAGTGATCTATACTTATAAGATCTAAATCATCCCCCAACTCCTCGTTTATAACAGTGGCCCCAGTGAGGATAGCTAGATCTTCTGTAGCATCCTTCTTCGTGGGGCCAAATCCTGGTAGGTCTATAATATTTATCTTTATATTCCCTTTTACCTTATTCATAAGTAAAGCACTCTTCACTTGTTGAGATACAGGTGCTATAATTAAAAGGGCTCTACCTTTCTTTATAACGTGTTCTAATACCGTCTGTATCTTCCGTACGTTAGGGATTTCGCTAGATACGATCAGGATATACGGATCCTCTAGTTCAGAGACATGTTTCTCTGTGTTAGTCACCCAATGGGGAGATGTTAGTCCACAATCTATCTGTATACCGTCAACTAGCTCTACGTATGTCTCCTCGGTCTCACTCTCTTCCATAAGCACCACCCCATCTTTCCCGACCTTTTGATATGCTTCTGATATAACAGCACCAAGAGCTTTATCGTTATTACAAGAAATAGCACTGACACTCTCAAGCATATCACCGACAACTTCGATAGCAGAGGCTTCGAGGTACGCATTGACCTTTTGTAGTCCCGAATTAATACCTTCTTTAATATCTCGAATTGAATTGCCACTATACTGTTCTGAATTTACTGTTTTAAGTAGCGATTCAGCAAGTACAGTCGCGGTAGTAGTTCCGTCTCCTGCTTCTTTTACCGTGTTACTGGCAGCCTCTTTTATTAAGGTTGCACCTATGTTTTCGACCGGATCATACAAGACTACGCTTTGAGCAACGGTTACACCGTCTTTTGTTATGACCGGCTTTCCACGCGCGTCTTCGTATATCACACACTTCCCAGAAGCGCCTAATGTAGATTTCACGGCTTTCGCTAGTTTTTCTACTCCGGTTATGATTTTGCGTTTTGCGTCATCTCCGAAGTCTAGTGATTTTATTAACTCACTAGGTAAGTTATATTCCATATTATATTAAATTAAATTAAAGTGGTTAGTTGGTTTATCTTCTTGGCTTATTAGTCCTCGCTACCTTTTGCTCTAATGCCGCTCACTGCACGTCTAACCGTCTGTGCTAACCGGGTGCCTTCTGTTTTTCTTGCTGACTTATTATGTTCACGGCTTTCCTTCTTAGCAGCTTTCACATCGTCGCGTATATCTTCCTTACGGCCACGCTGGTTCTGGTTAAAGGTTTTAACCTCCTCCCTAGTTGCACCACCTTCTTTTAAAGTGCGGCGTTCGGCTCGTATATCCTGGCGCATTTCTTTTCTAGACCTATCCCCGTAGAATTTCGAGCCTGTCATTTTAAATGCCATAGTTACTTGTCGTTTTTGTTATCATAAAACTTCATTCCAGACATCTTAAAACCGCTAGTGCCACCACTCGTCATCCCGTACATCACATCTGCTTGATCTTCAACGCTAGCTCCTCCCATTCTATCTTTAGCTAGTTGGTAGTTAAAATCGGGTCTGTTTTTTTCTGGAACATTCTCTACAACAGCCTCGCTTAAATATCTTCCAGCAGCCTCTTCCTTAACTGTCATATCTCTAGTCACCCCACCTTCTGTGCGAGTGGATCTGTTCTCGGGATTGTAGTTATCTAGTGTATCTAAAAGACCTTTAACCCTGGTTGCTTTCTTTTTATCTGGCATGCTATTCAGTTATTTTGTTTCCGTCTGTAGTGAATCAATAATTGCTTGATTTTTATGATATACTTCGTCGCTGACGAATTCAGTTTTAGTAGTACCAAGTTTAATCTCCTCATTAATCTGCGCTTTAGGGGTGCATGATGCGAAAATCACACCTATTAGTAGTACTGCTCTCATATTAGAATGTTTTTACAACTTTCGGGCCACTTACGGCCTCTAGCTTCTTCGAGAAGTAGTCGATGCTTCCATCAATCGCGGATTCTGCACCCTCCATAGTTTCTCTACGGGTTACAGAGTGCCAATTCTCTTCATCTTTAGGGTTGGATACTTCCGTTTGGTAGAATCCGTTAGGTAATTGGGTAATTCGCCACTTACTCTTGTCCGCCATGTGCGTCCATTCTGTAATCTCCTGTTGTCCAGGTTTAGCGGTGTGCGTCGTAGACGTACTATTGTAGTATAAATAAGTCATGTTTTTGGTTTTATGATATATATTGTGGTATAGGGAGTTTCCCTATGTTATTTGCTCGCTCGGTGTCTTTTATTCCACTTTGCTTTCTGCCTCTGGCTCATTTTGTTCCAGTTTTTAGGGTGTGCTGCTATTTCAGCGCTACGCGCTGCCGCGTTAGCGTCTTTTGTAGTTGCGCTTTCAGCTGCTTTATTCTTAACGTTTTGAGAAGTAGTTTTATTTAGAGTATGTTTTGCGACAACTTCCTCTTTACTCATATCTCTATCTTGGCCAACATTAGTTTGACCCGCGTCAAATAGTTCGTCCCTCATTTTCTGATCTGCACCTGCGTCATAGTTGCTCAGAGCGCCTAGTAGATTTGTGGTAGCGCCTTTACGGGCTTCGGTAGTACGGTCTTCCTTTAGTGGAAACCCTTTCATTTTAAATGCCATATCTTTTATCCTTTATCTAAGTTTAATGCGTGTTATAGTTTATGCTATAATAATCACATGCTTACTACGCTTTTTACAAAACATGCCACTAGCCTGTTACTCTTAACCTTTATACCTTATGTCACCCTAGATAGTAGGGTACCCCCCGCGAAAAGTACATTGCAAATATATA